CCTTGTAGTCCTTGAGTACCTTGAGTGCCCTGAGATCCAGTGATGCCCTGTACTCCTTGTTGTCCTTGCGATCCAGTGATGCCCTGTTGTCCTTGTGTGCCTTGAGATCCAGTGATGCCCTGTTGTCCTTGTGTGCCTTGAGATCCAGTGATGCCTTGTACTCCTTGAGTACCTTGTGATCCAGTGATTCCCTGAATTCCTTGAGCACCCTGAGATCCAGTGATGCCCTGTACTCCTTGTGTACCTTGCGATCCAGTGATGCCTTGTACTCCTTGAGTACCTTGAGTGCCCTGAGATCCAGTGATGCCCTGTGCTCCTTGTGTACCTTGCGATCCAGTGATGCCTTGAGCACCTTGAGATCCAGTAACTCCCTGTTGTCCTTGAGTGCCTTGAGTGCCTTGAGATCCAGTGATTCCCTGACGTCCTTGTGTGCCTTGAGATCCAGTGATGCCCTGTTGTCCTTGTGTGCCTTGAGATCCAGTGATGCCTTGGATTCCTTGCGACCCAGTAATACCTTGCGACCCAGTAATACCTTGAGATCCAGTAATACCTTGAATACCTTGTGATCCTTGTGTTCCTTGTACGCCTTGAGATCCTTGGGTTCCAGTAGTACCCTGTGTGCCTTGAGCACCTTGATAAGTACCTTGTGCACCTTCAATACCCTGAATACCTTGTGAACCTTCAATACCCTGAATACCCTGAATGCCCTGAATCCCTTGAATGCCTTGCCTACCTTGTACTCCTTGAATGCCTTGCCTACCTTGTATTCCTTGTGGACCAATAATACCGGCAGTGCCTTGGGTTCCTTGAGCACCTTGGGTGCTGTTTAAGGAAATTAATTCACCTTCTTCCCACAAACGATTTAAGCTATCTTGATAGAAAAAATTATATGGTAAGTCTCTATATGAATAATTTCCATGGCTTTTAGCATCATTGCCAGGAGTTAATGGTGTAGACAATATAGATTTAATGTTTAGTTCTTCTGATCTTCCTTTTCCTAATTCTTTTATAGAATATATGTTACTCATGCCTATGTTATATTTAAGAGCAGGCAATGTAAGTGCGGAGAGTTGGTCAGATTGGGCTGTTACTGTAGATTGAACATTGATTAAAATCGTTAATTCTGATTCTTCCCATAAACGATTTAAGCTGTCTTGATACAAAACATTAGAAGTTAATTTTTTATTGTTTTTAGCATCATTGCTAGGATTTAATGGCTTCTGAAATATAGCTTTAATGCTCAGTTCGCCTGCTTTTCTTCTTTCTATTTCTTTTATAGAGTATATGCCACTCATCCCTATGGCGTACTTAAGGTTCAGCAGTGTGAGTTCATCGACTGGAATTAACTCATTTTTTTGCATTAAAAATTTACCTGTTATTGGAGTTTGTACAATATATATATAATATTATACAAAAAGGTAAATAATCCGACCTATTGAATGAATTTAGGTGGAGGAAAAATTTTTCCAAATCACTTCTGACTTCTTCCCTTTTTTCTTTATTTTACAACGATGCATCGACCAATTCTTATATAATCTATTATAAAGAGGAGATGTGACACCACTTATAATAACTTTCCCTTTAAAAGAATTAAGTGCATGAGATAATTGTATGTGATCATTTGTATCCATATCAGAAAAATAAACTGTTTTACTATTTTTATTTTCGTAAAGGTGTGGAGGGTCACAGTATAGTAATGTTTTATCTGAGTCGAAAACCTTTATAATATCAATTGCTTTATTATTAAAAAAGAAAACCTCTTGTAGTCTATTTGACAAATAATTCAAGTTTAATAATGATTTTTCCCATTCAATGGAAGACTTTTTACAAAAATTCTTTTTTAGTTCTAATTGACTCATTTTTCTTAAAACATATTCACTAACTGCTCGCTCTAAATAGTCTTTTGCACTAGTTTTATTTTTCATTTTTATGAAAGTTTCTTCACAAAAACTGAAACGTTCTAATCTTTTTAAAAATTCTTTTGGTTCATCTCTTAAGCATCTAAAAATTTCCAATGCCAAAGCATCAGAATCATTAAGAATTTCCATATAAGATTTTTCTTTGGATATCAATAAATTAGCCCCGACACAATACGGTTCTAAATAGCACAAATCCTTATAGTTTTCTGGCAAATGTGTTTTTATCCATTTTGCAATTATTTGTCTATTATGATTTGCTTTGAAAATAGATGTAATGTTTTTAAGTTTCACTTTCATTCGTGACTTTCTGTTCAGCTTGATATATTACGTGTTGGCATAAACAACATACAAAACTAAATGGTCCATATCCAAGTTTTGAACCTTCCCAAAACCAATGTGCATTTGTATCTTCTTTTTTTTCAGTAACGCAATTCAAGCAAAAAACATTTATTTTTTCATCTTTGGCATCTACTCCAAAATAACAATCTTCCATATTAAATATTCACTGGTTTTGTGTTTTGTCTAAAATAACATAGTGCCAAATTTGTATTTTTCTAAAATAGCCTTGGAACATAAGATTTTTTGCCGGATTATGTGAATATTGCATATATACGCTATATAGTTTTGTTGTTAATAACGAAAGATTAATATGGAAATTTCTTTTCATGAGCTTTGGGAAAACTTAAAGAATTCTGACGAATCTGTTGAGAATGATTCAATGGCTGCTATTAGAAATGGTATTGGTATACGTGAGGATTTTTGGACGGACTTTTTATTGTTTTTAAATGACTCTAAAGGCATTTCTTCTTTACTGGATATTCCAATTGAAAAAATCAGCTCTTGGCATGATAAAATCAAACATAATATTAAAAAGGTAGAAAAAGCTGATAATAATGTAGTAACTAAAGATCGAGGGAAAGTAATGAAAACTGGGGCAAAAAACAATGTTTAAGCGTTGGTTAAATATAGATGAGATGGCGATTGCACAATTTGGTAAGCATGGACCAAAAGATGGAAAGCCACCTAAACACATTAATGACATTGATACGGGATATTTGAATTGGCTGCTTCAACAAATTGAACAAGAAAAAAGAGGAGTCATTGATCCCAAAACCGGTCTTCCAATAAAAACGAGTTTTAATTTTATGGCAGATGATGGATCCGGTAGATTAACGAAACAACAGGTAGAGGATGCTATTAAAATTCGTATTAACGGCAGCAAAATAGCGAGCACAAGTGCGAACAGCCCAATCGTTGCTTTCTCAGAAAAACCAACAAAAGAACCAATTCCACCTCAAGAAGAACCCAAACAACCCGCATTGAACAATGTTGATAAAAGCAAGTATTTAATTTCACCAGAAAAAATAAGTGAATATCAAAAAGATATAGAGGAAGCTTTTTCTAGAACGAATAAGCACATGGTCATTAACGCTCTTGCCGGAACGGGCAAAAGCACTGTACTAAAACATCTAGCAGCTAAATTCCAACATGGGAAAAAATGGCTGTATCTAGTCTTTAATAATCGCAATGCTGCTGAGGCAACATCAGGAGAAAAAGCATTTCCTCCTGGCGTCGAAACTTTCACAAGTCATAGTTTCTTGGGTAGAGTATTAAAAGATACAAATAGATACAAACCAGAGGTTATGAAAGATACATCGTTGCCTCTGAAGGGGGACAAAGGTACCAAATTAGGAAAAGTTTTAGATAGTAATTGGTTTAAGAGTATAGCGAAACAAATACAAAGTCAACGAGGTTTTCCAGGAAGAGAAAGTGAATTTGTTTACTATAGTAAGGTCAAAAATTCCGAACAAGTTAATTATAATTTAAAAACAAAAATAACAAAATTAGTTTCATTGTCAAAAGCTTTTGCTATCAATCCTGATAAACAGGACGCCAGAGATAAAATTGCTTCGATTATGAGCAAATATAGTATGGATGGATACTTGGTAAAACCAAGCAATGATAAAGATGATGAGATGCCAACAGATTTCACGGATCAAATTATACAATTATCTTTGGAAGTTCTCAAAAAATCGAAACCCTCAGAATCTATGGGAGATACATCTTTAGATTCAATGAGAGATCATGATGATACTGTGTGGTGGCCATCTTTAAACCCAGATAAAATGGTTTGGCCCACGAATAGAACTTACGAAGTAGCTTTAGTAGACGAAGTTCAAGATTTCAATGAAGCTCAAAAAATAATGCTTGAACATTTAGCTAAAAACGGCATTAGAATTATTATGGTAGGTGACAAAAATCAATCTTTGTACAGATTCAGAGGAGCAGATGCTAACTCTTTTTCTAACATAGAAACCATGTTAAAAGGCACAAATCTTGGAGCAACATCTCATGAACTGCCAGTCAATTACAGAAGCGGCAAAAAAATTATTGATTATGTAAATAAAAACACCCACGTTAAAGATCTAAAATCGGGACGGGATCATGAAGGTGAGGTTAACAATACAACTTATGAAAAAGTAATGGGTGACATTGAACAAGAATGGGAAGAAAACAAAGAATTAAAACATGAGACTGCTTTTATTGCTAGAGGAAACAAGCCTTTGGCTGCGGCTGCTATGGAACTGTTAAAAAATAATATTCCTTTCATCATTATAGGAAAAGATTTTTCTAATGAGATTACAGATTTTATTTATAAAGTAGTTGGAAACGATAAGGTTGGACTTGGGAAAAGTAACGCACGCTCTTATAAAGCAAAAGAATTTGGTCAAATAATGACCAATTATATTGAACAAAAAAATCATAAATATGAAGGCGAAAAAGATAAAGAAAAATATTTAGAAGAACTTTCTCAAACCTATGAAGCTCTAAGCAGTTTGCTTAGTCATATTCAAGACAATGAATGGAAGGACCAATATTCCAAAGAAATAAAAAATGTAGAAGATTTATGCGAATATATCAGAAATATATTTAAAGGAATAGACCCTCAAGATTCAGAGAAAGACGCCGAAAATTATGCCAACAGAAATAAAAAGCGTGCTGTAATTTTAACTACTGCTCACAAATCTAAAGGGCTAGAATTTGAAAGAGTAAATATATTAGAAAATGATAAATTCCCTGCCGGAGACACTTACAACCCATCAGATGAAGAAGCAGAGCAAGAGCACAATGCTAAATACGTCGCATATACAAGAGGAACGCATGTTCTTAACGTTGCTGATTAACTGTACAAATTTTTTACATTAAAAGATACTATATACATTAGACAAAAGGAGGTGTCATGAATATAGATATACAAATTGATCCAAAAGTTTTATCTGAATTAAATATTTATTTAGATACATTAAAGAAGAAATGGGATGATCAATATCCTGATAAAAAGTCTTGGTTCTCACTTCATAAGACTTATGTACTTAATAGCACAATATTTTTAATTTCTGTTTTAGATGATCTTATAGTTTTTGTGCAGTCATCTATACCACGAGGAGCAGATAAAAAATTGGCTGTTATGGCTGTTGTATCAAAAATATTTGATTATATAGTAGTTCAAGCGTTCCCAGTGTGGATGACTCCATTCGCTGCTATTATCAAAGAAATGATTGTAGGAGTTGTCATAAGTCAGTTAGTTGAATTCATAGTTTCTAAATATAAAAATGGAGAATGGAAAACAAATTCGAATTTGAAAATTGAGGTGAAAAATTAAGAATAAAACCATTCACTTGTTGCCATATAAAAGAGAAGACATTCTTAGCATACAAGATGCAAAACAAAAATTAGGCTGGGAAATAACAGCATTTGACTTGCCAAAAACATGGAATTTGACACAAGGGGAAGGCACGGTTGTTGCTGTTTTAGACACAGGAGCAGACTTACAGCACGAAGATTTAGTGGAAAATTTACTTCCAGGAAAGAATTTTGTAAATAAAAAATCTTCCCCACAAGATGACCAAGGACATGGATCGCATGTTACAGGAATTATTTGTGCTTCTAACAATGAAAAAGGTATCGTTGGTGTGGCACCCAAAGCGAAAGTTATACCTGTTAAGGTTCTGGATAAAAGCGGGTCAGGAGATGTGAAAAATGTAGCTGACGGAATTAAATGGGCAGCAGATCAAGGTGTAGACTTTATAACTATGTCTTTGGGGTCTCCATCGCCCGTGAGTATCGTCCATAAGGCAATTCAGTATGCGGTATCTAAAGGAGTAGTTGTGTGGTGTGCAGCAGGAAATGCTGGACAAACACATAATATATTTTATCCAGCAGCATATCCAGAAACAATTGGTATTGGAGCTATTGACGAAAAATTTGATAGGGCTAATTTTAGTTGTACAGGACCGGATCTTGATTTCTTAGCACCAGGTGTAAAAATATTGAGCACAGTGCCAACTAATTGGTATGCAATTCTTTCTGGAACAAGCATGGCAAATCCATTTGCTGTTGGAATTGGATGCTTACTTCTTTCTTATAAAAGAAAAAATAATTTACCTTTAGCTTTGTCATCAAGTAAAGATTATATAGATTTTTTGAAAAACCACACTATTCCGACAAGCTCTTTTGCAAATAAATCTTTTTTTGAAGGATTTGGTATTATAGATCCTAGAAAAATGCAAGAATGGCTCTTGGCTAAATAACAGATATTTTTTCCATCGCTTTTCTAACTTTATCTGCTAATTCATAGTCTTCCATCGCCAAGGCAGAACGCATTGCTTTTTTAAGGAATTCTTTTTTTTCTTCTAAATTTAATTTAGATTTTTTATCTTGATTTGAAAGAATGAAATCCAATTCTATGTTTTCTAAAGTTTGAATTATATTAAAAGATTCTTGTTCAAAACAATTAGAAACACAATCCTTACAAATATTTATTTCTGTTACAATGCCTTTTTTAAAGTTAATTACATTGATAGCTTTTTCACTTGTACACTTTTTTTTGTCAAACGGGCAATTCATTTATTCCTTTTCAATTTTCAAGGACTCTGTGATGTTTCTGTCACTGTTGCCGAACCACCGACATATCCAGTCCTCGTTGTCGTTATTGTAGCCGTTGAACTCGTAGCTGCGGTAACACCGGTTACCGTGACCAGACCACTTCCGCTGACAACTACTGTTCCCGATGCTGTTGCCGTACCAGCCCATGTGTAGGCGGCGTCATAGTTGCTGATCTGGACTGTGAAGCCATCAGCCGTTGCTGTTGTGCTTCCAAATGTTGGGGTCAATGCAACAGCCAGTGAGGTTGCCGTAACTGGTGCCGTTCCACCTGCATACCCCGTCCTCGTTGTCGTTATTGTAGCCGTTGAACTCGTAGCTGCGGCAACACCGGTTACCGTGACCAGACCACTTCCGCTGACAACCACTGTTCCCGATGCTGTTGCAGTACCAGTCCATGTGTACAATGCGTCATAGTTGCTGATCTGGACTGTGAAACCAGAAGCCGTTGCTGTTGTGCTTCCAAATGCTGGTGTTCTCGCAGCAAGCAGCGAGGTTGCCGTAACTGGTGCGGTTCCACCGACATACCCAGTTCTCGTTGTAGTAATTGTAGCCGTTGAACTCGTAGCAGCGGCAACACCGGTTACCGTGACCAGACCACTTCCGCTGACAACCACTGTTCCCGATGCTGTTGCAGTACCAGCCCATGTGTAGTCAGAATAGTAATTGCTGATCTGCACTGTGAATCCATCAGCAGTTGCTGTTGTGCTTCCAAATGTTGGTGTGTGTGCAGGACCAAAAGTTTCACCTGTTAGCCTAAAAGTGAATCCGTCATCATCAATTGCATTTGTGTCTGCCGGAACAATTCTTTTAACCCAAACTGGTACACTATCTAAATACTTAAAATTTCCAATACTATATGGTGTATCAATCATATAATCACTAAAACTTACACTTGCCGGAGCAGTTGAGTCTGATGATATTTCGTCGGGTATGTAGTTTACAGGTCCTCCAGAAAGATTTCTTGTAATTGCAATAGACGGTTGAGCACCAGTTGTTGTTAAAGACGATGAATCTAACGCCAACATTTCATGGAATCTATTTCCAGATGTTCCTGTAAAAACTATTGTAAATACGTAATAATTAGATCCAGAATCAACTCCAGTTACGACAACGTCTTTTAGTGCCTCAATAGTTCTTAAAGACGTTTGCAAGTTTCCCGCCCACGTAGCAACAGAAGCGTTCCAACTAATAGTTTTAGATGAGGTTCCGTCAATATCTGTATATGCTATATCAAAAGATCCTCCATTTATTAACAAAACATTTTGTATTGTGATATTCTGTTGTTCGTCTTGTGTTATAAATCCAAGTTCAATTTGAATTTCACTTTCGGCTTTATAAGAAAAATATAATTCGGATGTCCATAGCGTTGAATCTTCCGAGTCATTATTTATGTAAAAACATCTGTAATCTGTTTTGCCTTCTTTGGCCTCAGCATCGGATACATTTGAAAACAATCTTTCTGCAATTATAGGATGAGTCGAAGATTCTCCTCCTAAGGATAAATTGTGATTTAAGTTGTTTTCCCCGCCAGATAATGTAAATCTTATGTCTGATCCAAGAATAATAGTCATGTGTAAAATCTCTAGATTTTATTGTTTCCATATATAGATAATTTTAGTTAATTTCCATCTTTTAAAAAATATAAAATTTTGTTATTATGGCAATTAGGAAATAAAATTATGCATACATTTGGTTTAGACCCAGAGTTCATGCTGGTAAGTAGAGGGCAATTAAAAAGTGCTATAGGGGTATTGCCTAAAAAAATAAAAGCCAAGCATTTTGAAGGTAATTATTTTTATTATGATAATGTTCTTGCAGAAATAGCGGTTAAGCCAGCATATAGCAAAGAAAACACTATTTATAATGTAGAAAAAGCTTTAAAAGGATTAGTAAAAATAATTCATCCGATTAAATTTGATTTATGTGCCGCAGACAACTATCCAAAAAAAGAGCTAAATAGTTTTGATGCAAGACTTGCAGGGTGCAATCCAGAATGGAATGTTTATACGCTGCAATGCATTCTCCCTCCAAAAGATATTATTTCTGAAACTTCTTTCCGAACAGCAGGAGGGCATATTCATCTTGGGTCAAAATCTTTGCAAGAACCTGATATGGTTTTCAAAGCAGTAAGAATGTTAGACCTTTTTGTTGGAATTCCTTCTATTTTATTGGATAGAGATCCTACATCTAAAAAAAGAAGAAAAATTTATGGTCAAGCAGGATCACATAGAATAACAAAATATGGATTAGAATATAGGTGTTTAGGAAATTTTTGGCTTTCTTCACCAGAACACGTTGGTTTCATATATGATCTGTGCTATTTTATTTTAGAATTTATAGAAGGTAGTGGTTATAACAAGTTTTGGTACACAAATGAGTTATTACTAGAAAAAGAAAATCCAAGTGAAGCGTATGCCTGCTATGGATATGATGTAGCAGCATTAATTAAATGCATAAATTGTTGTGATATTGTTGTTGCAAAAAAGTTTATGAATTTTCTGAGTCATTATCTGCCAAAGTGCCTTTTAATAAACTTTGAGGAACTAATGGAAAGGGAAAAAACTGATCCTTACTGTTCTTGGCATCTTTGAAGCTCTACTCTGCACTTTTTGCATATCCACATCATATTTTTTTTCTTAAAATAATTTACTTCTTTAATAAGTCTTTTCTTATGGATACAAGTCTCTCCTTGGCAACGGTTACAAATACTTACTGTTTTTTCTTTATTAATTATTTTTATTTTTTTTTGTTGAAAATAAATTGCTTTTAATTCATTTGGAAAATCCGGTGGTGGCCAAAAGTTATTTATAAATTCGTAAGTTGATATACCATCAGAATGTATAGAAGGAGGAGCTATTGAAAAGCATTTTCTACCTATTATTTCTATCTTTTCTTTTCTTTTTCCATAAATGTTTACTTTAGTTAATTCTTTATTTGGAGTTAAAAATAAATTATGGTAAGATCTTTTACTCTTATAAATTGGTCTAGGAATATCTCCTATTATTCTATTTAAAAAACCATTGGACATTGCATCGTCTGTTTCTACGTCCACAAAACCCTGATTCCACAAAAGACCAAGTTCATATTCATCTTTACAAAAATAATGTCTCCATCTTTTTACACCCCAGTTTATATTCCATTTTAATTCAACCGGCATTTTCGTTCCTTTGTGTATTGCAATAGGCATTAATCCTTTGGATACGTAATCATCAAAAAATTTTAAATATATTGACATATGCATCCATCTCAGGTTGACTTGTAAACTATAAGATAATATGATATCATAATTAATGGTGAAATAAAATGCAAATCAACTTAGCAGTTAAAAACTTTTGGCTAATTAAGTCTAAGGAAAAAAATATTCTTAAAGTTTTAGATTGGTCGCATAAAAATAAAAAGCAAGCCCAGCTACTTAGCATAACAGAAATAGTTTTTGCTTTAAAGTCCTATGTGAGAGATTCATTGCATTCCTAGGATTTTCAATTCATGCGTATATTAATAACAGGTTCTTCTGGATTCATAGGATCTCATTTGTGCAATCAGCTTTATGCTGATGGGCATGAAATTGTTGCTCTTGGTTCCGAAGGCGAAAACAAGCCTTTGTGCAAATTTTTCATAAAAGAACAATTGCATAAAATTAATTGGGGGGAAAAAATATTTGACGATATTGATGTTGTTTTTCATCAAAGTGCAAATAACAACACACTAGACAACGATGAAGCAAACATGATGTCCGCAAACTACTACGAACCAATACGTATGTTTAATGAACTTAAATTAAAAAATTGTAAAAGATTTGTCTATGCAAGTTCCACCGCAGTTTACGGCAATGAGCGTGCACCATACGTAGAAAATATCACACCAATACAACCGCTTAATGTATACGGACGTAGTAAAGCCAAATTTGACGAATTTGCAATGCAATTTGCTTTAGATACTGGTTCTAATGTCGTTGGGCTTCGTTATTGTAATGTATATGGAAGCGGAGAAAATATAAAAGGCAAAAGAGCGAGTATGGTCAGCCAGATAATTAAAAAAATGAAAAATTTTGAAAGTATAAGTTTGTTTAAAGATGGAACACAACTACGTGAGTGGATTTATGTAAAGGATGTTGTTAGAGCTAATATTTTAGCCATGCAATTTGAAGGAAGAGAAATTTTTAATTGTGGTACTGGAAAGCCTTGTACTTTTAATAAGCTTGTTGAGATATTAAGCGAATTCTTATCTTTAAAAAGCTGCGAAATAAAATATGTGGACAATCCTTACTATAAGACTTATCAAAATCATGTAGAAACAGATATGAATAAATCTGAAAAAGAACTTGGCTTCATTCCTTCTTTACCACTGCTTGCAGAGAATCTCAGTCTAGTCTAGCGATTTAATTTATGACTTTGGTTTTCTGCCTTGCATGATATGTCTTTTTACCGTGTGCAGAGACGCTTTTGGATCTTCCTCTCCAGATTCATTATCGGCTGTAACCTCTTCGTCACGATCCTGAGCATTTGGTCCAGTCTTTCGCTTTGGTTTATTTTGCATGGATGTTATAGAGCCTTCTTCAACAGAATTAGAAGCCAAATCATTTCCTAGTTTGCCTACCGGTGCAAAACCAACATCTCCAGCTTGTGGCTCTGGACGCACTGCTTGTGTCAGGTTTTCAGTGTCAACAGGAGTAAATAGAGAATCTTTCTGATACTCTGTCCAACCATCATGGAATTTTTGATCGGGGTCATGTCCGGTCATTTTGTTTACACTGTCCCACCAAGCAGCATTAGATTCTTCTTTCATCTTTTTGCTTTTTTTGTTCATTTTGTTCATTTTTTTGAAATCTTTGCCTGTTATTTTTCCATCGCCGTCAACATCTAGCTTTTTTTGATTTCCTTTTAGCATTTTCTTTTTTGATTTTTTGCTAAATTTAAGACTCTCATCCTCATCCTCATCCTCATCCTCATCCTCATCCTCATCCTCATCCTCATCCTCATCCTCGTCCTCATCCTCATCCTCATCCTCGTCCTCGTCCTCGTCCTCGTCCTCATCCTCATGATCATGATGATGCTCGTCATCATCTTTGTCCTCTTCCTCTTCCTCCTCACCGCCATTATCTTCATCATCTGAAAACATTTTCTTTTTGCTCATTTTGCCGCATTTCATTCCACATTTCTTGTTATCTTTTTTCTCTTTTTTCTCTTTCTCTTTTACTTCCACATCTACATCTACATCTGAATCTTTAACAATTTCTCCGTCACTATCTTTATCTTTTTTGTGTTTTTCTTTTTTCTTTGCATGTTTTGTTTCTTCAATATCGAAACCACTTTGTAGCTGTATTCCGAGGTTAGAGTGGTTCCCTAGACCAAGATTGAAACTTGGTAGAATTGACTCGTTTAAATTTTTCCACTGTTTGTACGATAACATATTTTCCTTCTTTTAATTTAAAGATAGCTACAGTCATTACGATTGTTAGTATATATATACCAATATGAAAATTAAAATATTTATTATTTTATTATTTTTTGCAATAATACTGCAAATAAATCAAAAAACAACTCAATTACAAGATTTTTCTGCTCTTTCTTTTCAAGAAAATCAAGAAGCAGAGATCATAATAGATAAAATTAATAATATAAATTCTCAATTTGATAGTGTTATTTATAATAATATTTCAATAAAATTTAATTTTTTTATCTCTATTCATGCAAATGCACAGCTTTTTTTTGAAAAAACTAAAAGACTAAGAATTAAGATAGATCGTGGTATAATGGGATCTGAAATGGATATTGGATCAAATGAAAAAATATTTTGGTTTTGGTCAAAAAGGATGAAGCCACCAGTATTGTACTATTCTGAACATGAAGATTTTAAAAAATCTATGCTAAAAACACCACTGAATCCGGATTGGATAATTGAGTGTTTTGGATTTAATCAAATAGACAAGAGAAATATAAACGTTTTTAAAAAGAATGAATTACTATATGTAAAACAGGAAAGAAAAGGTTCATTAGGTGAAAAAGTATACTTTTTCACTATAATAGACCCAAAAAACTTAGTTGTAGTTGGAAGATATCTTCATGACGAAAATTATAAGATAATAGCAAGTTTTGAATCAAAATCTTTTTTTAGGGATGAAGAAACAGGATCTGTATTTGCCGATAATATCGTTATATCTTGGCCAGATGAAAACATATTCATGGAATGGTCCATAGATGGCATACAAGTTAATAAGAAGATAGACAAAAAGACTTGGATATTGCCTTCAAAAGAGAATGTCAGGCTATGATTTTCCTTTAAAATTTATTGAAAAATTTTGTTTTGATACTGCTATATAATTTAACGGTCGAAAAAAAAGAATGGAGACATCACCAAAATGAAGACTTTCATGCAATGGGCTGGTAATGAGAAAAAAGAATTGCCAATGATATCAGAAAAAACGCACAGAGGTGGTATTGCACATTGGGCTTATCCTGATGCTTATGCAAGGTCACAATACCCCGATTTATATTTTACTCCAATCGCAGCAGACGCAATACAAAAGATGGGCATTAAGAAGTAATATTGACAGAATGCCATTGTTCTTGTTATCCTACGGACAGCAGTATAATGCTTTCTGCTAGTTAAAAAGGAGTTACAAATGCCTCCAAGATGGTCAGATGTGTACCCACAAGGCACAAAAGAAGGCGATGAAGAACAAGGATTGTTCCTTGCCTTATCAAGAAATTTAACATATGCGTACAGATCAGTAGGTCAGCTTTCAAAAGATTCAAATTTATCTAAAGAGCGAACAGAAGAGATTTTAAATAAGTATTGGAAAAAAGGCATGACTTTCCAAAATAATGATAATAAATGGGCTTATTGGGAACGTGTTCCAGAATTGTTGCCAGTTGTATTAAAATCCATCACAAAAGAAGACCAAGAAAAAAGAACAAGTAAAAAATTATGAAATATAATTTTCATACTATATTAATCTAACGGTCAGAATGATCTGCCCGCCGCTTGTTCTAAGACTGCGTTGTTTGTAGCGTAAATTCAAGTGAATCGTTCGTTGTTTAATTCCTTAAAGAGAATGTAAAATGAGAAAGAAAATTAGTAGAGCTGATAAAAAAATAAATCAAAAAAACAAGTTTATACGAGACATGTCTGGAAGTGGCGTTTTTGTGTACGAGAATAACACTGACGCAGACCTAAATCTTCCAAAGCCAACGAGCACTGGAACTAGAACAATAGGTCCAAGAAAAAGATTTCAAGGAGATAGTTACTATCTAACTTGGGTCGGAAGCCCAATGAATTTACTTCGATTTATAGAAGAAATAGTTCCAAAGGATAATCCTTTAAAAACTTTGAATGAAAGTGAGACGAACAAAATGAGTGATAATAAATTAATTTTAGACCAGCCAGAGACAGTAACAAGTCAAGGTCAAGTAGAGCATGTTGTTGTAAATGAATCCCCAGATCAAGACTCTTCAGAAAAAAAGACGGAGATTCTTTTGAATGAATCTCCTATTGAAGGTCTAGAAATTATACTAGGTTGAACCTAATTAGGAATAATTATGATAGATGAAATTAAAGAAAAAAACTTACATTATCAAAATGAAGTGCGTGATATCGCAAAAATGATATTTCATGCTTTTTATTTTGACGAACAAGAAAGTTTATCCTACCCACCAGAATCAAAACAATATGAAAAAGATTGTTTAGAAACACTTCTTGCAAAAGCAGAAAAAATTTATAGATTTTTTCCATCAGCGGAAGAAGCAAAAAAAAGTTTAAAATTTTTACATGAAATTAGTCCCATTAAAGGACTAGAAATAATGAACTCAATCTAAAAAGGCAAGTACAATGAAAAACACTCTTTCTGTTAAAATTACTCATGCAAAAAATGGTGGATTCGAGGGTACAGTAAGTATATCTGGACTAAAACCTACTAAATTATCTAGAAAAGTAGATGGAGCAACTAATTTCCCAACTAAATCTTCAATTGGTGGTGCTGCCAGAAATCTTGCCAAATCTTTAGGCTTTACTGATATTGAACTATCAGATGCAACTCATTAATCATTCTTGATAACGGAAAATGGTTTCCATTGCATAATATAGGCTAGAAGTCTATAATGGCATTAGTTTTCCTTTCAAAATTCCAGGAATCAGGTGCTTCATGCGTGGAGTAATACTAGCAGGTGGCTTAGCAAAACGTATGCTGCCTGCTTCCAAAGTAATCAATAAACATCTTATGCCTGTTTATATGGATGCTATAGGTGCCGTTCCAATGATTTATTTCCCATTAAATACATTGATAAAATCTGGAATAAAAGAAATATTAATTGTTACATCTGAAAAATCTGCCGGAATGATGGTTGATATGTTGGGAGATGGCAATAAGTTTGGAGAAAATGTAGATTTTACATATAAAGTTCAAAATATGAATAATGAAAAAAGACCTGTCGGTATTGCTGGTGCATTAAAATTAGCAAGAGTATTTACTGAAAATGAAAAGTTTGCGGTTATATTAGGCGATAATTTCTTTGAGGACTCTTTTGAAAAAGAAATTAAACAATTCGAATCAGGTCGTCATGTTGGACATATATTTTTAAAGTCTGTGAACGACCCAGAAAGATTTGGTGTTGTAAACATGAACAGCAATAATGAGATTATTGATATTGAAGAAAAACCAAATAATCCTAAATCCAACTATGCTTCTACTGGAATGTATCTCTTTGATAAGGCTGTTTACAATATTGCAAACAACTTAGTTGTTTCAAATAGAAAAGAGCTTGAAATAGTTGATATTCATAACCAATTAATTGCTAGAAAAGAGTTAAGTCTATCATTTGTCAATAAATTTTGGCACGATTTAGGAACACCAAAAAGTATAAGATTTGCTGAAAAATACTTGCAACAAGTTAATTTTGAATTCGAATTTCCTGTAAACTAACCAGTCGGTGCTACGTCTTGTCTTCTTCGTTGCTGGCGTTGCGGGCGTTGCATTTGAGTAACATTAGGCTGAGCGGCGTCAGGCTGAGCAACGGTCTGAGCAGCATTCTGAGGGACAGGTTGAGCAGCCGCCTGACCAGGAGGCACAACATTTTTTGCACCAACAACATTAGTGTCTGCAACATAAGAACCCTGTTGAGCATGTGTTTGCAGTATATTTTTTACGTTTACAGATTGCTGCTGCAATTGTTTCATAATTCCTTGCAAATTACCAACAAGCTTTTTAGCTTCTGGATCTGTTTTAGAAGCTGATTGTACCGCAACGTTTTGATTTAATTCTTTTGATAAGGCATTTAGTGCTTCTAAGGAAGCAGCATAATGGGCTTCAGGACCTGCAACCGCTGCTCGAAATTGACCAGCAGATTGTGAGGCTTTATCTGCTATTTGACCAGCAGCAGACTTGACGCCTCCAATCATGTTCTTTCCAGCATCTAATACAGCACTACCAAACCGTTTTACTCCATCCATAAATCCTTCTGAAACACTCTTATGCTCTTCTAATGCAATAATCATGTCGGCATTGCCTTCGTAGTATTCCAATAAAAACTTCCAAGGGTTAATGTTTTTTTCAACCATTAGTGTTGCAATTTCTTTTTTAATAGAATTTGCTGTTTTATTCTCTAAAAAGGATTCAAATGATTTCATGTTTTTCTTTCTAAAATGGAGTATACGTTTAGAATTATATAGCAACAACATAAAAAATTTTTTTAGTTTGAATATATATTATAATCATTAAACAGGAGGTCAATATGTGTGGTTGCAATAAACGAGCAGGTAGAAGCACGCAAGGAATGCGGGCAGGACTGACAACAACAAACAAAACAAGTAGAACTTTAGCTGCTTTAAACAGCAATAATGTGCGGAATGCTGGAATTGCCCCGCAAAGTGCCAAGGTAATAGGGGCTCAAGCAGAGAAAAGAAGAGTTCAGGCAGCTAGAAGAAATGCTATAATAAAATCTTTAAATAGAAGTTCTTGAAAAACGGTAATAATAATATGAAAAATTTCAAAGAATGGAAGGATGCTGAAGATTCATTTATTGAATCTGTAGAGGTATCTAGATATTCCATAGAAGTTAACTATAGAACCACTAGCGAAGAAGCATTAGAAGGTTTTGCGAAATTATGCTTAGGATATATAAGTGCAGCATTAAAAAAACATGGATACCACACAAAACATGTTTTTACAGAAAAGCCTCTAAGGTTAATGGTTTCTTCTAGAAATTGGGATGATGGAGAATGGACAGGATTAGTTACATGGAACCCTGAGCATCTTTGTTTTATAATAAGCAAAGGGTTTTATAACAAAACCCGTAGTACGGTGTCAGTTAAAAAATCAATGAAATGTGTTGGCAAATCTGCATCAGAAATAACAAAAGAATTACACAATATGATGCATGCATTAAAAGAAGAACCGGATAGGCATGCAGAAAAACTAAAGCCAGTTGGTCTAAAACGAGGACCAAAAAAATAAACAAGTCAACTGCTTGCTAAGTTACATTTTTTTTCTTAAAATCATGAAAATTACATCATTTTTATAGATAAAATATCACCATATCGACCTAGTAAGTCTTCTTGCCATTGCTTTTTTTCGTCCATGCCTTCTTGCAATATTTGTTGTCCATCTAACTGTACGCCACCATTCGGACCAGGTGGATTTTGAATTCTACTTCTAATTCTCCCGAGTATTATCTTAGCAAAACACAAAGCCCCCTCTTGCATACCTTGAGTTACCTGATTGAAGTCTGGTCTTTTCTGTAAGTATCTTACAGCAACTGGATATGCTCTATAAGGTATTGGATATAATTTAATTGTATTGTATCCTGCCAACCATTCCCAGCCACCTTGTTGCCCTGATATTCTACTATACATGTCTTCGTATTGTTTATACATAACCCAATCGCCCATCTTACCCCAAACAGGTTGCTGTGGATTAATACCACCAGCTATAGAGCCATAAGCTCCAGCACCCATATACTCTAATGGGATAACGCCTCCAAGGTCAGAAGCAGAAAAAGCATAGTTTGATGTTTCCTTATATGAAACATGTCTTACAAAGCCTACATCTGCTGGTAAATTGTAAACGCTCTGTCCTGGAGTCGTGTAAAACGTGTAATACTGAAAGTATTCCATTGGTGCATAATCTTCAAATATTTGCAATGCGAAATCTATAGAATTTTCTAGCTGCTGATCATCTAATTCTAAAGTTAAAACAGGTGCACCCAACATTGTTAAAACATATTCTTTAATTTGTTCTCTAACTTTTTGTCTTTGTCTTCTTGGACCAATCTTACTTAAAGGTTCGGTTGGTCCTAAATTTGTGCAGTTTTGACCACATGAAAGCTGAGCATATTCATCTTGTGTAGGTCGTGGTATGAAAAGCAAATTATTATTCATGATGCTTATATATAGTTGAGTAAAATACAAAATTTATGTAATAAGGGAAAAATAACATGCCATTAATTTCTTACAAGTTGTTTTTAGAGATGGCACCACGGGGGCGGGGCGTTATTCACGGACATCTGTCTAAATTTCCATTAAATTATGATGATGACGATTTAAAGTTCCTCAATCAGTTTGATATGAAGTATTACGCACAGGCAAGTGAACAAAGATTTGACATGCTTCATGATGCTTTAAAAAAACTTCATGATAAAAGATTAGACATTATTAAAAGTGGTGATGAAAAAAAAGGTATACCAAGAAATTTTGATACAGAAATTAAGAATTTTTTATTAACTGGTAAATCAAAAAGCTTAAGTCAAGAAGACCAGAGAAAAATAAGAAGTTATAGAGAACTTCCTATAACTCCAGCTACAACGAGAGGCATGGGGGATAAGTTTGATGATAACGTTGCCGAAATTGCCAAAGAAGATGCTTTTGAAATAGTTAAGCAAAAAACAGAGAATCTGAAGGCTTTAGAATTAGATCCGCCTGCGGCAAATTTTTCGCTGAAGGGTTCCAAGATAACAGCAATTCCATATCTAAACAGATTGTATCACAGACTAGAGCGTACTAGAGGCGAAGCACACATAGGCATTGATGACAACGGCGTTCTTAGTGATTCTGAACATCCGGTCGGAAGTGTAGGAAAATATGGCTATGATTTGTCACACCCACACACGGAACATGATCCTGAAAGTGGTTCGAAAAAGCATTACACAAGAGGCATGAGTTGGGTTGGTTCTGATGTTTGGGAGCGATCAATAAAAGAATATATTAAGCATAGTTCACACGAACATTTTGGAGTTCACCCTAGAGTTGAGGAAGGTATTTTTAATCCAAAAATTGAAATAAAATGGCTCCCAATGGATGGTAAAGATGGACGTCCAAAAATTGAGGATCCAACATATGATTGGATGCTTGAAGATGAAATAGATAGACAAACAAAAAAAATGAAAGAAAATCTTCATCAAGGTCGACAAGCGAACGCAGCATCAAATCCGAAGAAAGTGGAGAGTAAGCCAGAAGGAAAAAAGCCACGACGAACCTTCAACCGTTTTGATAAAGCATTAACTGCCGACCAGAAGAAAGAAGTTAAAAAAAACGCTACCGATATAGTAAACAATAAAGTCAAAGCCGGTGAAGTATCTGCTCCATCTGTTCCTGGTGTCGATTCAGAAGAACGAAAATTTGAGATTAGATCAAGTAAAACGGCATTTGGCGGACTAATTAGTCCATTTGTTTATTTGCCACATGAATATATTGATAAAAAATGGACACCACTTTTAAATCCATCAACATATTTAAAAAAGGTTAAAGATGAAGCAGGAAATACTCAATATAAGCTAGATGATACTAATCGTATGGGCTCTCATTTTGGTGATACAACTAATAGTAAAAATGTAGGCATTAGTCCCAATAAAAACGTTCCATCAAAAAATTATTTAGATCCTGATGATCCTGCAAACGCTACCGTCGTCAAAGAATTTGAGAAAGGAATTATTCCAGACGGAGAAATAAGGAAGGAATTCGAGCAGGGAGTTCGTAATTGTCTTACAGGAAATTGCGGTGGAGCGAACAGTGGTGTAAAAGATGCCATATTGAGAAATCCCAGCACATTTGAGGGGTTGGTCAATGATGTGATCATTGCAGCTTACAATCAATTAGGCGAACATTCACAAGTGTGGAGCGACCCTAAAACGTTTGCGATAGGCGTTGTGACCAATTATTTACAGGGTGCAGTGCATGATATGGCCACAAGAAGACTACGTGGAATACATGTACACGGCTTTACTTCACACGATCCATCTCAAAAAGGATACACTCCGGATGATAGAAGAAGACGAGGGGGCAGAATCCATTCTGTGAACCATAGGGATGCTATGAACAAAGCTCAAAAAGAATACGAGGCGGCGTTGAAAGCAGCGACACAGCAAAGTGGGACAGAAGGATTAAAAGATATTATTACTGCGGGAGAGGGAGCGTATGCTAATTTTTTTGATGCAGTCAAAGAAACACTAATAAAAACCCTCGGTGTAAACCAGACAAGAGCAGACTTATTAGTTAAAAATTGGATAAAGCAAGGGATCCATCCAGTTGATGTTGCTACCATTGTTAATGGTATGAAGCCTGAGAACGGCAACCCGATTAGCGGCGAGGGCGACAGCGGCGACTCTTCGCCTACGATTTTGCCACCTGCAAGGTTACCAATTTCAAAGCCTACGGCAACCTCCGTCAGAAACCCATTACTTGGGCGTGTTAAAAAAATAATTGGTGATTCGCCTACTGTTGATAACCCCCAAATAGACTGGAAAATTTTATCTGGTCTTACTTTTTTTGAACGTGTAGAAATACTAAAAAGAATAAGAAGAAGTTAAGTCTCAATTATTTTTTTGTATCATCTTTTTTTGAATTTCTTGTGCTTGTTTTGCAAAAATAGCCATTGCATCTGGATCCACGTACAAAGATTTTCCAGAAGCAGGATCAATAGGCAGTATATTAGCCTGTCTTTCTACTGGGGCACTTTTTATTTCTTTTAATATTTCTTCGTATTTTGGATCGTTTTGTTCTATTACTTGCTCTTGGAAAACACCTACTATATGTGGCCAGCTATAAAAATTTTTGCAACCTGTTATAGGATGCCTAGAAAAAACTCCATCTTCGTCTATGCTTTCAATTATACCTAAGAAAAAATCTGGAAATTGAACATCTGTAAAGTTTGGCTTACAAACAGAAGTCGTTAAAATTGTACAAACATGCCCAACGAACTCTTGCATTCTTTTAATTGTTGTGCTTTTCATTTTTTTTCCTTTAATTCCAAATGTCGCTATACCCAAAAAAATCACAAACAGTACCGGTTGGTGCCGAATAGTCCAAAGCTTTTTGATTTTTAATTATGTAGTGATATAATAATTCCGAATTATTTCTTATTAAAAATTCATTCCAATCATTATATCCTTTTGGAGGAACAACAAACATAATTTTGTCAGATCCTCCTCTTTTTGCACTTTCTATGGAGCTTACGATAGAACTCATTTTGATAGTACCAGCACTTCCAGCTTTATCTCTATCGAGACATATAACAACTTTATATTCTGCTAGCAACATAGCTTGTTTCTTGCCCATATTTTTACCGCCGCATGCAACAGCATTTAGTTCAGATTGGTGTAGGCTTTTTGCATTAAATTCACCCTCGCATATATAAACAAACTCTCCAGCTTTTGGCCATTTTCCAGCCATATAGACAACATCTTCTTTTCCTACACCAACTGATTTTGGTGGACCCAAATACTTACATTTTGAGTTTCCCAAAGCCCTGCCATTCCAATATACTAAATTTTCATTTTTGTCATAATAAGGAATTATTATCCTATTTTTATAACGATCCCCAGTACAAATATACAATCCGTCTATGATTATTTTTCTTTGTACAAGATATTCTTCTGCTTTTTTTCGCCACCAATTATTTGTTCCAAGGTCAGATATTAAATGACATTCTTGAGGTAGGGTTAAAGAACCTTTTATTTCTTTTTCTACTTCTTTTTCTTGTGAAAGTAATTCTTCTAATTTTCTTTCAAGTTCTCTAATAGGCGTTCTGCCTTTTAGAATATCTAATGCACTATCTCTGTCGCATTTGTCTACTATTTGAACTAATTTGACTAAACTTCCTTTTTTATCTGTTTTAAAACAATGGAAAACACCATTGTTGTGTCTTTTTTTACCTCCTCTTGGATTGCACCAAAGATGGTGACCTGTATCGTCTGGTTCGAATATTGTATTGATTCTTATTTCGCTACCTTTAACCAGAACGTTATCCTCTCCAAATTTGGATATTGCCCACTTCTCAAATTTTTTAAATTCAATTGACATTTGATATTGAGTGAATTTTTTGAGTCGATAGAATATAGCAGTTATTCATCTTCTCGGATATAGAGGTTTAAATTGTAATGGAAGAAAACTTAATTTGTGAGCACATATCAGTATCTAGACAACAAACATGGAATGAGTGCCAAGCACGTTATAAATATAGATATCATTTAAAAGTTGTTTCAGATGAGCCTGTGCAACCTTATTTTGTTTATGGAAAATTTGTGCATAAGGTAGCAGAAGTTTATGTGCAAGAGCAAGGGAAAAAAGATATTAAAGACATAGCAAAAGACTGTTTATCTGGGTCTATAGAAGTAGATAGCGGTAAAGGTAGAACAGTATTACAAAGTGAATATTTAAAACGTATTCCAGAGCATTTAAATAATATAAAAAAAATAAGCGACAAAATTGGCTATGATGGAAAATTAGAACATATTTTTCATTTTGATCTTAACCCTCCAAATAATCATTTTTTAACCGGTGTTATTGATCGTTTAATCATACGAGGCGACAAATTTTTTATTTTAGATTATAAAACAACAAAAAAAGGCAAGTGGAGAAAGAATCAAAACACAATACGGAACGACATACAGCTCAGGTGTTACGCAAGAGTTGTTCAATTAGAGTTTGGAGCAAAAGCAGAAAACATACGATGTGCATTATTTTATCTTGATGGAGCAGATCTTGTAGCAACTAAGTTCACAGAGGAATCGTTAGAATCGGCTCAGAAAGATCTTCATGATACCTACAAGCACATAACATCTACAGGCGTGGACAGTGTTTATGGAAGAGTTGGTGACCAATGCCGACGATGCGACTATAGGAAAATATGTAGTTGGTATAGTTTAACTTGAAAAAGCAAATGAATGGATTACGGCATTAAAATATAGTCTGGAGAATATTGCTGTTTAATTCCAGATCTATCTATTATTTTTATTGTTTTTGCTTGTGGTTCTAGTAGGAAACTATAGCCTTTTTGTTTTGCCCAAAAATTGTGTATATTATATAAAGACGTAAAATATCCTAGTCCGCTACCATCCACATATTCTGTTCCCCAACAAGTTCCTATATAATATCCATTATCATCAAAAAGACCCCCGCCAGATCTTCCTGGACGAGGACTATTATTTTCTGTAACAACATCGTTATTTACTTCTTTTATTTTTACAGAATAATGTGCAACTTCACCAGAATGGTCACATCCACAAGAATGAACGGATTTGATTTTGTACTTATAATCTATAGGTGCAATTGGAAAATAAGTTGGAATCCAATCAGGTGTAAATACTACTAGAGATGTGTCTTGTTTTTCAGAATATGTGTAAAAAAGCACATCAGCGGTATATGTGATTGGTGTTTTTAGTTTGTTTTCATTTTTATAAAATATAGTTATTTCGCATTTCATTTTTTTATTTTTACAAGATTCTTCTGACATTGTTCCTTTTTTCCACAAATGACCGCAAGATGCTACATATGCAAGATTTTTTTCTGGTTCATAATATATTATTGTGCCAGATCCTGAGGATTGCCCAACGCTTATTTTTACAGAAGGGGATAAAAATTTAACATATTCTTTTCCTCTTTGTTCCAATGGTGCATATCCAAATCGATCAGGCATAGCCCGAATGATTGGCATGTTGTCGAGAGGGTCTATTGTGAAGCCGAAGGGGGACAGGTCACGAGGGCTCTCTAATTGGTTCAATGTGATGCAAAAAGCCAAAAAAATAAAAATATATTTTTTCACGACCCTCCTAGTTGTAATTTATTGCTTCCTTGACTACATTATATATCCTATTGGAACCATAAAATGAATTTAACAATATCGCACTACATTTTTTTAAACAGAGAACAACGATATAGGTTATATGATGGAGATCTTATAGAAGTTGTAGGACACAATGTTCCATTTTTTAAAAAGAATAAAATAGAATCTGCAAAAGAGGTTTTTTGCCAGTATTATATTACTAGTCATAATTTACCGACAATGATTTTACGTTCTATAGATGGATATATTATTAATATATCAAAAAACTTAACAAAAATAACAGATGTAGACATTAAAAAAATTTTAGATGTAAAAGATGGTGGGTGCGAAGAAATTAGTTGTAAGCATATTGGAAAAACTCTTATAAATAAAAAAGCAGTTAGAACAAATCATTTCTTTGAAATAAAGACTATGGAGCTTTTATTGGATACAATTTCTTGTTAACTACGCACAGCCATTCATTGTATCTACCAATGAAAGCGACATACGCATATTTATTGTGTCCGAAGCGGATAAAGAAACAGTGCCCGATAGCTTTGCTGTTGCTAGAAGAACGCCACTAGATATATTTGAGGCAAGAAAAATATTACAAACAGGTCCCCAACCTGCATTAATTGCATAAAAAGATAAAATTCCGCTTGTAGCCTGATAAACACCATCGACTAATTGAACCGTAAACCCAGTAGTAGAGCTTGCGGCTTGTCGAGCATACCCATTAGACGCAGGCTCATCAGTTAATTCGGTAATAGTATCTGCTGTAGAAATAACAGTTCTGTTATCAAGTCCGATATAGTAGTTTGCTGGAGGATACGACCCAGTATTGTTAAAACAGCATTTTAGAAAAAACTCTTCTCCTTTTGTGTGTAGCATATTGTACACATTTTTTTCTTCCCATATTACTTTTGAGTCTCTAACGTGTTGTACTTCTATAATTTTCATTATACCATGCCATGGTTTTTTCATTTTTGCCTTTCAATTTTTTCTTTTTCTTCATCTATCATTTTTTCAATAGCTTGCATTGAGAACCTCTGTGTACCTATTTTTTTATTTTCTTTTCTTTTTTGATTTTTAAGTTCTCTTTTGTTTCTTTTTAATTCGACTTCATTTAATTTGTATAAAGCCATTTGTATATACTGCTTAACGATAATAAGAGAAAAGTCTTCTGGGAAGTTTTGTAATGCTTTTTCCAAGCTGTTTTTAATTGTATTTATATTGTTTTTCATTTTTTAAGATAATTTATCAGGGAATTACAATCTTTTTGTAGTATTTCTGGTATAGATTTATTAGGAATTTCATTGATTTCATTATTCTCAAATTTAAATTTTATTTGTTTTTTATGGGTACTTCCAATTGTAACAATAGCTTCTTCAGACAAATATGCTATATTCCCATATTCTGGAGTAGGGTACAGTGCTTCCACAAAAATATTGTGGTTGTGCCAGATTATATTCTTTACTGCTTTATCTATTTTTTCAGCTAATTCCTGTACTCTTTTTTTTGAATGGTAAGAATAATTACTAATAGCTTTATCTATCTCTATACAGTTAATTTCCTCTGCATACAAACTAGTTTCATACTCTAATAACATTGAGTTTATTTTTTCTGCTGCTGTATTTGAATTTTTATATGCCCAATCAAATAGTTTTTTTCTTTCTTGTGATATCTTTTTTACTAAATGTGTAGCAACTGCCATCTCCAACAAAATTGAATTTGGGTACTGAGATTCTTCTAACAAATTTGTTAATTCTAGTTCATTAATCGTATCGTTTTTAACAAATTTTATACGGTCTTTGCTTGGGTTCATTAGCAAGCCAGATAGTTCTTCTATCAAACTATTATTGTATTGTTCTATAGAAAATTCTGTTTTCTTATTTTCTTTAATTTCTATGTATTTTTTGTAAGACATTTTTTCTTTCTACCAATCAAATTCACGTAAAATGTTGTTGTTTTTTCTTTGTTCGTTCATTATTGGACTTGCCGAGTTGTCCATATCTGGTGCCAGTAGATCTATTTCCTCTTCCTCAAGGTCGTCTATAGACATTTCGTCTATTTCTTTTTTAATTTCTTCATAAACTTGCGATTTTATGCTAGCATTATCCTCTCTAGTTCTTTCTTCTAATCCTATTGGAACATCTCTAGCTATTGACTCTCTAACATATAATGCCATGCACATAGAAAGTATGGCATCATCATGTTTTCCTTTTTGTGCCTGTGCTTTTTTTGTTACGGCATTATATTCAAATGTTTGAAGTTCTGTAACGAACCTTATGCTATTTATCAAAATAGAATTATTTATAAGTCTGTTTTGCAAAGACTCTAGGAATAAAGCCCTATTTGTCTGACCGATTTTTATTCCAGGCTTTGTATTAGAAGTTATTTTGTCTGTATCATAATAAAGATTATCATAATATAGGGTGTGTTGTAAGTTGCTTATTACAGCACCGCCTGGTCCCATATGTTCTATTGCCAGCATAGCATTATTGTAAAAAGTTCCCACTTCGTTTAGAACCTGAGCAAATTCATGTGGAACAATTGTGTTAGAATAAAATTCGGCTACTTGTTCAAGCGACATAGTGTCTATTATTTCAAAACAAGAATTATCATTATTTTCTCCTTGTCCTTCAGCACAATCTACTCCAATTATGTATTCATGACCTTCAATTGGCTCTTTCCAGACCCACAAGGCTCCCCTTAAATGTTCATTTTCTAATTGAGCCATTCGACCTGTACGATTAGACCATTTTGAAAATAATTTTCTGCTCGGATGATTTTCTCTCGTTTGTTCTGTTAGATCAGTTATCACTTTTGTAGGAAAATATGTTTCTCCTGATCCTAAAAACTCTCTCATTACTTCTTGTAAGAATCCTTTTGGTCCAAGCTGTGCTTTTTGCTCAGCAACCCATTTTGGATCATTATAATCGGGATGCTCCCAGTAATCTAAGTCTATAACATGAAATTTGTTTCTATTTTCTTTTGCATCAACATATGTTTGCTCATACCAATTACCCAATCCATTAACAGTAGAAATTAAAGTGCATGATCCACCGGTAGACAGTACCGGCCACATAGCTTTCCAGTGCTTTTCCATATCGTCAATAAATGCGGCTTCGTCTACGATTAAAAATGTAACGGCTTTACCTCGTGCCGCCTCAGGAGAGTAAAACTTTATGGCGGAACCAGTGTCTGTAAACATTTTTAAATGATCGTTCCATTTTCCTTCTTTTTTTGGCTTTAACCAAATTGGAAAATGCTCGCAAGCCCTATCGATCATCATGCCAATGTCGGTTGCTTCTCTATCTGTTTTAGACAACAACATTATTTGTTGATCCATTTGAAACATACACCTCCATAGCCCCCACAAAAGAGTAACGGTGGTGAGTCCTCCCTGCCTAAACTTGCTAATTATGTTGAATCTATAAACCTCGTAATCCTTAATTACCTTTCTTTGGTACCCATATAAGACAAATGGAACAAGACCCTTCATTGGATGTAGAATCTTAATATATTTGTGGCAAAAATATGGAAAAGAATTACAACATTTTATAATTTCTTTTTGCCTTCTATCAGAGTCATACGCATCAACCTCTTCGGCTGATTCGCAGGGATCTATTTCAAGTTCGTATTTGTCAAATTCGTAATATTGAGGATCATACTGAAATTGTTTCTTTTTTTTATCAAAAATGCCGCCAGATTCATAAAAGTCTTTTAAATTTTTATGTGATTTTTTCCAGAATTTTTCTTTAGACATAATACTAACTTAGTTAATGTTTGCGAGAAACATATCTAGTAGACTTGACTCTCTGTTTAAATTATTATAATATATCTCAATCAATATAATTAAATTAAAAAGGAACGTTAAATGGGCGAAAAATCAATACAATTAGCAGATATGCTGGAGATACTTAATGGAGACTTAAGAAATGAATGGAAGCACTTAAGATTTTACCTATTCCATGCTAGTGCTGTAACAGGTCTTCATGCTACAGAGTATAAAGAGTTTTTTCTTGAAGAAGCAGCAGGCGAAATGGTGCATGTAACGCAGTTTTCTGACTTAATCATAGGATTAGGGGGAACCGCAACAGATAAGTCTAATGACTTTTTAAAGTTTAAAAAGCCAAAAGAAATATTAGAATATGCTTACGAAATGGAAAAAGAAGTTGTTTCAAATTATTCTGAGCGAATAAAACACGCCCAAATATTGGGTGGCGTCGACGGGCAATGGTTAGAAATTTTCCTAGAAACACAAATACAAAAGAGTCGAGAAGATGTAGACCATTATAAACAAATAATTCAAGAATAGAGGAGATCCAAATTCCTATTGAAAACGAAGTTAAGTTTGTATTGCTTGAAACAATAGAGTCCGAGCAATCAATAGCAGAACAAGCAGAACAAAAACTTCATATAGAACAAAAATACCTTACTATAGAAAAAGGAATATCTGTTCGTATAAGACGCACAATAAATAATAGTATTTCTTCATATTCTATGACAGTTAAGAAAAATGTTTCAGGGCAATGCATAGAAATTGAATGTTTAATATCCAAAGATGACTTTGATAAATTGTGGACCACGGGACACAATAAAGTCACCAAAATAAGGTACCTATACAAAGGTTGGGATATTGATTTTTTTAAACGCCATAATGGTAAAAATTATATCGCAATTGCAGAAATTGAGATGTTACCATTACAAAAGGCTCCTAAATTCATTCCAATTATAATAAAAAGAAATATAATCCATAATGTTGATATTAATGATAATCGTTTTTCCAACAAAAAGTTAGGAAATATAAAATATGCCAACCAACTTCTTAAAAAAATTAAAAAAATAATAAAGATTTGACCCAGAAATTTAATTGTGTTATAATAAAAAGGTGTCAAATAACAAAAGAATTAAGGAGTTAAAATGAAGTACAATTTAGTAGAAAACTATCCGGTTGCAAGATTTTGGTATAAAGGAACTCACACGCACCCAGTTCGTAGAACTGTACTCGTTACAGAGTCTACAAAAACGCATTTGAGTGGATACGAACTTAGAGATGGAAATATTGTAAGACAGACAATAAACGCACCTGTAAAAACATACATAAGAAAGAAAATTGCAAAAGGAAGAAATTTGAGAGCAAGGCAAAAGAGCGTAATCAATCTTTCTAAAACTACTTTAGTGAGAAAAAGCCTCATGAGTCTCATAGAATCTGGAATTTAGAAAATTTTTTACAAATTGTACACTATATTAAGATTAAGAACGAACGTAATATCCGCTCCTACTGATTTTAGACAATCATAAGATTGCATTTAGTGGGAGAGGAAACTCACCCGCATTTAGCGTGTGTGTAGCTCAACGTCCACGAATTAGAAAAGGGTAAAAAAAATGAATAATGTTGAAAAATGGACACTTGATGACGGAAGACGAGCTGAAAAAACAACCACAGAAAAACAAGTTAATGAGTTAGAGTTTGAGAGAGTTATAGAAATTAGTGTAGAAGAAGAGCGAACATTAAATTTGCAAAAAAGAATAACAGAAAAAACTCGACCATTTGTTTATGAAAGAACAATAGAAACAATTAACGCAACTGGTGAAGTCGTTGACAAAGTGGTTGAGTCTATTGATCCTGAAGTTAACCTTAAATTAGTACAATTGAATAATGATAGTTATGTTACAAAAAACGAAATGATTGAAACAATTGTAGAAGCTATAAAGTCTTCAAAAGATTTGCCTGTTAGTGCATGTCAAATTAATACGAGAGGTGCCGCAGAAGAAATATCAAATTTAAAAGTAGTTGGCTATTCTGTTAAGGATATTGTTTTAACGCTTGTTATTGTATTACAGGTTGCATTCTTAGCCTATTTGCTTGTTACTAAACCCAACTAAAATAAGGAACCCAAATGTCTTTTTACCAAAATGTATTTAATCAAGAGTTCAAAGGAAATTGGGTTCTGTCAGATAGACAATATTCTCTTACTTTTACGTGCCCTGCAAATAGAAACTCCTCAGAGTATCAGTATGCATATACAAACGGACCTTGGGACTTAACAAATGGTAAAGATCATTTATTATTAAACTATGCATGGGATGTTGATTTTAAGAACTACGCAGTATTAGATGTAGATCTTCTACCAGCCGGAGCATTAGCTCCAGCTTTAGATACTGCTGTTACCGCATACGAAGTAGTAGCAATTTTAAATGCAAACGCAACATTTTCGGATATGTTCGTTGCAGAAACATCTGTTGATCGGTCTAATCCAAGCTTAATAACCGTTATAATAAAATCGAAAACTGGAAGAGCAAAGAAAGATATTAAGCTATGGATAAGCAATAGCGGGTCAGAAAGATCCATGAAATTCAATAAGTATGCAGGTGTTGCAGAACTACCAACTTATTTTGATAGGCACACAATCAGCAGTAGATTCAGTTTTTCTGATTCTGCTGGTGCTCTCATACTGCTTGACAACACGGATGGTGCGGAAGACGAAGACGTTATAACACTTGCGGGATTCGATCCAGCTAATCCTCTAGAAGATTGGGCGTTGCTTCGAGGAAGAGCATCTGGACTTTTTTCCTTTAAAAAGCAAACAGTAGACGGGGCAAGTAGGATTACGGAGATAATTGAGTATCCAGCAGGAGCAGCGGCTGGTGATTTTGCTAGAAAAACATTAATGACTTACACAGGTGATCAGACGGCTCCAGATGAGATTCTGCAAATTCCTTATGTATTAGCAGATGGTGATTTGATAGAGCCTTAATAGCTAATTAGTTAATTATAGTTGCCTTAATTTAACTTCAATTATAGTAGAATCTTTTAGTATTTTTTCTGCGTTATTTACTGCTATTATTTTTGCTTCTTCTTTTGTTAAAGCAAATATAGAAAAAATATTTTTGTATTCTATACCAAGACCTCTATCATATCTAACAATTGCTTGCCATTCTTTCTGGCGATTCACAAGCAACCATCCGGCAGCGGCAGCATCATCAAAACTTTTGTATTCCAATTTATTTTGGAAAGAATCATTCGTTTGTGTTGAAATTTTTTCTAAAATGAATTTACCATGCATATTTGCATAAATTATAATTCCATTTAAAGAAAACACTTCTTGTTGATTGACTAAATCCCCCATTTTTTTCTCAAATTTTCTAATATTGTGTTTTTCTGTTTTTCTTTTTTATTTATATTTTCTTTTTTATCTCTTATTTTAACTTCTTTGTCAATGCCTTTTGCAATATTATAAAAATATTCTATTTTTTCTTGCCACTTTTCTTGTGGAGCATAGTTTTCTAATTCTCCAGATACCTCCTTATAAACTACATTGCTTTCGTTTGTTACTATTATTTCTCTTAAATGGAATCTAACAAGAATAGAGATATTTGATCCACGTGATAATCCATCAAAGTGTAAACCAATTTCTTGCGTTTGTTCCATATCATCCATTGTGTGTATGGTTTCTTCTGTTTCCTGAAACTCATATGGATCTGCAAACTCGGTGCAGTCGGAGTACAGTCCTCCTTGCCTTATGATGGGGAACCCAAGTCTTTTTGCAATTAAGCAAAATTTACCACCAAGACCCATATAGCCATTTTTCATTGCTTCTAATGTTCTTGCCTCTTGAACTCTTTGATAAGGATCCATTTTAATTTCCGTTAATTGTTAAATTTTGATATAAAAGTCATATATATATATGTACATCTACAAAACAAAAGGAGTTGTTATGTTGAGTTTCTTAAATAAATTTTATAATATTTTGACTTTAAGACAAGAGTCAATCCATGGAGAACCGTTATTTTTTCATAATGGAACAAATAGCACAAGATTCTATCTTAATGATCCAACCACGCCACAATTAATTAATGAGCAAGATGCTACGTTTAAAACAGCTTTACCAATTAGTTCTTTAAACGATAAAGGCGGAGGATTTGAATTAGGAAGCCTTCAACAACAAGCCAGTGCGTGCAGTATAATGATAAACAATATATTGTCGTACATGATGGTTGCATATAAAACATCTGGGCCATTAAAAACGATATCAAAATGGGCAGCAACAAACAACTTGGCGATTAAATCCAGAGCTGGAGTCGATATAAACGCTTATTATGATAGAAAATCATTAAAATTCTTTTATTTTAAAGATACTGTTAAAAATAAAACTGTTTACGCTTGCGACTCTAACTCTGTCGTCTCACACGAATTCGGACATGCTTTTTTAGACATAATGCGCCCAGACTTTTGGTCAACACAAGCCCCAGAAATATGGGCATATCACGAAGCATTCGGAGACATTACAGCATTAATAGCATCGCTTCAATACGATTCTTTAATTAACTGTGCCCTAGAAGAAACAAAAGGCAATATGATGCAGTCTAATGTTATTTCAAGACTGGCTTCAGAAATGGGAATAGGACTTAACAATGTGTCCAGAGATAAAGATCCTGGACGTAACTGCCTTAGAGATCTTTCTACTGTATTTGTTTATCAAACACCAGAAAGCCTGCCTAAATCTGGTCCAGAAAGTATGCTTATTAATGAATGCCATAGTTTTAGTCGAGTTTTTAGCGGTGCATTTTATGAGATTTTAATACTGATCAATAAACATCATATAGCTTTAGGAAGATCGCCATTAGATGCTATGAAAATTTCAAGAGACGTTATGGCAAGATATCTATTAAAAGCAACAGCAGCAGTTCCTGTAACAGTAAGACTATTTGATGCTTTATCCAGACAAATACTACAAGTAGATCAAAGCGAAGGTGGTAAATATCAGGATATAATAAAAGATGTTTTTACAAGACGCAAAATTTTAATTCAAAGAATTTTAATGCTAGATAATGCAAATATTGATTCTGTAAAAAAAACCATTTCAGATAATCCATATGAATTGCACCTTTTGAACAAAAATAAGCTTTTAAGAACAATTTCTAAAAAAACAATAAATTTATCTAAAATGGATAAAAAAATATCTATTTTAAGTAATAACCCTTTATTAAAATTAGACATAGATGTTCCAAGTGAAACAGGTTACTATTTTGATGAAAATAATATGCTTTTTGATGTAGTAGAAACAACGAACGAGGAGATGATTACTGCTGCATATGACTGTTTAGAGTTTTTAGACAAAAAGCACTTGGTCGGAAGCCATGGTAATGCTTTATTTGAAATCAAACACGGTAAGCTCATAAGAAAACAAATTGTGTGCAGATGTGGAGGTGCATAATGTGTAAATGCTTGCCAAATTACTGCGACCCCTCGGCACCAGAATACCAAAAACCATGGAAACCAGCCAATAATTCCAGTTGTAGTGGGGCAGCATGCCTTCCAAGGAGTTGTGACTGCTCTCAAACAGTTAATATTCAAACAGAGAAAAAAGGTTGTTTTTTGACTGTAAAAAATTGTTTTAAAAATACATATCAAGTTGGTCAGAAGATAAGTAGGAAAAGTTGCTAAAATATAAATATATAAACCATAAATTTTTTTCACCTTTTTAATACATAGTTACATTCTAATTAGCGTTATAAAAAAAATAAGAGAGGAATTCAATGAAGAAACTTGTACTTTTAAAAGAAAAATCACCTAGCTGCCATTTGATAAATTATTTTTTTGTATCCGTTACTTGCGAACTCGATACCGTTGTGAATCATGAATTTATAGGTTCGAATGAATCATGCAGCTATGACGATTATGACGACGATGAAGATGAAGATTACGATGATGACGATGATGATGATGAAGATGATGACGAGGACGATAGTGACGATGGTTACAATGACTACAAATATGAAAAGTATGATGATGATGATGATGATTACGAAGATGATGATGAGGATGATGATGAGGACGAGAACGATGATGAGGACGATGAGGACGAGGATGAGGATGAAGACGACGATGAGGATGAAGACGACGATGAAGATGATGATTGGTCCATAGATGGATAATTGATATGTAATATATAATATTTGTACTTACACGATGTAAGTATTGTTTGAAACAAGGAGGTTTATGGTCAAAGTAATTTGTTTTTTTACACTTCTATGCTTTTTAAGCTTTTCTTATAAAATAAATTCAGATTTTGGTAGCGAAAAACAAGAGCTAACAGAAAATGAAGATGAACTTAAGAATGTTATGGTGCCTATCCAAATGCAAGATAGGGTCTATAATAAAACCGGTGTGCAATGTGTGTGGGCGTCTATTGAATGTGTAGGACGATATGCAGAGGAGCCAAAATTAATTGGGCTTACTAAAGATAAAGAATGTCAGAGCTATGCAAGTCCATCATCACTCTCAGCTAAACTGAAGAAATTAAATGTAAGATATGAACAGACAACAAGCCGTAATGATCGTAGTCTTATAATTAAATCCGTTGTTAAAGAAAGACGAGGTTGCCTGTTCGCAGTTCCAGGACATGCTATGACATTAGTGCATTATGATGCAATAAAAGGAGTAGTTAAGTATATCAACAACAGCGACAGAAGCTTACAAATTAGAACATGGACTATGAAAGAATTTGAACAAAGATGGGACGGATGGATTTGTGCAATATATGCTGATAATGATATTATTCCCAAAAAATACACTATAATGTATCCAATATCAATAATCGATAGAAGTGCAATACAAGGCGATTACGATAAGAGCTACATATTGATGCCACGCCAGCTAAACTGAATGATTGTCCAAATTAACAGGCTTCGGAAAAGCTTTTTTTGGAGAAGCGTTTGTTTTTGGCAATCGAACATGTGGCGGTGGATTTTTTTTTGTTATAGGCAAATCATCCTTATATGTTGGGAAAGCTCCTATAACTTCACCAGGCTTTTCATCGTCCACTCCAGAAACATTGCCGACAGACCCACCATAATTTTCTAACCATTTTTTAAAATAAAACATATAGCACCTAAAAATATTTAATTATAATGTATATATATTAAGTAATGGAATTCTATTGTTCGACAAGGAGGATTATGAAAAAAATAGTCAATATATTGATTTTAGTTAATTTGTTAAGTGCTGGTTATTTAATCTGTTCTATTTATGAAGAAAACTTTTTAAATAAGCAAGAAGATAATTCAAAAAATTATGGTATAGAAAGCAATTACTATAATTATCAAAAAAGCATTCTGCATTTTAGTTGCGAATAATATTAATTCAAAAAACCAGTAGAAAAAATATTTTTTTGTTGGCTTAAAAAGTAATTATACCTTTCGTAACAATCATCAGCTTCTTTCATAACGTTTAATGAAATACAATCTTTTTCTTTGTTAAAAGTTATTGGAGATAAAAGCTCTTTTTTAAAATTTATTTTCTCTTTTAAATCAAAAATGTCTTCAATTAAAGACATGCCTTTTTCCTTATATAAATCATCAAAAGTTAAAAGAATAGAATTTGGTGCTATTTTTGCAACCTCACATATTCTTCTAAGCCTATATTCATAATAACGAGCAGCAAATATCTCGTTTATATTTTCTTTTATAACCATAAAATTTAAAACATCTTGTGGTCTTCTTATAATGTTTATCAAGAAAAACTTAGAATAATCTAGTTTTGTTGAAAGTTGATGGTTTTTTAGTATTTCATCAATATAAACTGCCGACTTATTTTTCTTTTTATGCAACTGCTTTGTAAGGCTAAGAAGATCTATATTGGTTAAATAATTGTTTTCTGTCCTATATCTTTTATAACCTTGAATATTACCAATATCGCATAAGGATTCATACAAAGCAGAGCTGCCTGAATAGAAATGGCTGTTTAATATGATTATTTTTTTCATATATGTCCGACAAAATTAAAGATTGACATACTATAATAGTAATAAAACAAAAAGTCTGTTTACTTTGTAGAAAAGAGAAGAACAATGCCCATATGGAGTGATTTTTTTAAACTGTTCACGTACGCCGGTGAGCAGGATCCTTTGTCAAAACAAAAGGATAACAATCAATTTCAAGGAGCTGGAATTGCACAACCGGATGCTATGGGCGTCGATTTCGCTGGAAGCGGTCCCAATTCGGGCACAGCCGGATTGCGTCAAACGAATGATATGATCGATACGACCACTCTCACAAATCGGTCGATGAGATACAAAGAATACGAAAGACTAAGAAACGTACCAGAAATAGAAATGGCTATGACAGTGTTCTCTGATGAGGCATGTGTCGTTGGAGACACAAAAGTAGCTACTCCTTTTGGAATGATTAGTATAAAAGAACTAGCAGAGGAAAAAGGTAAAGAAAGATTCTTGGTTTATTGCTATGATTTTGAAAGTAAAGACTACTCATTAGGATGGGCTTTTTCTCCAAGATTAGTAAAAGAAGAAAAAACACTAACACTTGTGCTAGACAATGGCACTACTTTAACATGCACCGAAGATCATAAAATATTGAAAAGAGATGGAACTTGGGCAGAAGCTGGCGAATTAAAACTATTTGAAGAGTTAATGCCCTTTTATAGAAAGCCAGCAAATTTTAGATTAACTAAAATAAGACAAAAACAATACCCAAGATTGTTTACTTTTTCTCATGGATGGATTCACGAAAGAAAATTTATAGACGATTGGAAATCAGGTAATAAAAAATCAGATTATAAAAGCGAAGTTGTAAGCAAAGCAATGAGAATGATCGGAGCAGGCATATCTGTTCGAAAAATAGTAGCAGAAATAAAAAAAGATTGGCTTACCATAGAAAGTTGGATAAAAGCACAAGGCTTTTCACACCAAGAAACAAAGAATTTATTCAAATTAGAAGATAGAAGAAAAATTGTAGGAATACATCAAAATGAAGACCCGCAACCTGTTTATGATCTTTCTGTAGAAAATCACAAATGCTTTGCAACAGATAGCTTAATAATTCACAATTGCCAAAAAGATGAAACAGGAAATATCCTGAAAGTTGTTGCAAATAATGAAGAAGTTAAAAAAGAAATAGAATTTCTAATGCTTCATCGAAAAATGCTGAACATAAACAGAAACGGATGGGGATGGTTTAAGAGCTTGTGTATATCAGGAGATTTATTTCTAGAAATAATTATCAATCCTGATAGCCCAAAAGATGGAATATACAAAACTGTACCGCTACCGCCCGACACAATGTACAAAATAGAAACAGTTAAAGGAAAGGTAATAGAATACCAACAGTCAAAAGAAGGACCAGACTATCAGGCTATAGTAAGAGGATCAGCGGATGGATTCAATGACACAGAACTAAACAACACAACAGCAATACGATTTGCTACAAATCAAATCGTACATTTTAAAATAGGAGATGATAGAAAAACATTTTATCCATACGGACAGTCTTTAGTAGAACCAGCAAGAGGTCCAGCACATAACCTCAGAATGCTAGAAGATGCTATGGTAATTTATAGGCTCACCCGCGCCCCTGAGAGGCGTGTTTTTTACATAGATGTAGGGCAATTACCTCCATTCAAAGCAGAAGCTTTCCTAGAAAGAGTAAAAGATCAATTCCGCAAAAGAAAAGTAACAAGCAATAGAGGAAATAGTGCAGGAGCTAATCAAGTAGACGAAAGATGGCAACCTCCTGCACAAGATGAAGATTATTGGTTGCCAACGAGACCAAATAGCAACACTAGAATTGAAACTCTTCCAGGTGCTGAAAACTTAGGAGAAATTGACGATGCTATATATTTTAGAAATAAATTACTTACTTCACTTAACTTTCCTAAAAATTATTTTAATAACGAAGATCCTACTGCAACAAGAATAACTTTGTCTTCGCAAGATGTAAAATTTGCACGAATGATAGAAAGATTACAAAGCAATTTTGAAGACGGACTTTTAGCAATAGCTGAAACGCATTTACATCTAAGAGGTTTTCCTGAATCATCTTATCAAGATATTAGAATAAAAATGACGCCACCATCCGATTGGAGAGAACTCTCTCGATCAGAAGTCATTACCGCTCGATACGGAAATGCAGCAAATCTAAAAAGCTCACTTCTTATGTCAGATTATGACATAATAAATAAAATACTAAAGTATGGGGAAAACGAAACAGAAGAAATGATTGCAAGATTAAAAATACAAAAACTTGAAGATCTTAAACTTCAAGTTATGGCTCAAAATCCACAGCTTCTAGGCGTGGGAATACCAGGACAAGAAGAATCTTCAACAGAACTAGGCACAGATCCAAGTGGACCGAATCCCATGATATCGCCAGAAGGACAACCAGAAGGACAACCCGAGGGACAACCCGAAGGACAACCTGATGAACAATCCGACGAACCACAAGGACCAGAAAAAGAGCAAACACCAGAACCAATTAATTTAGAAGAACCATCAAAAGACGATATAAAGAAATATGATCTAGAATTACAAGGATACGAAGCAGAACAAGACCTTGAAGATATAGATTATAGCGTCGGGGACAACGGATGATAAAAATTTTTCCTAGAATAGCAATGAAAAATAGGAAAATGATAGAACAATCATCTTTAGTGGGATGCTATTCATGTTGCAAAATATTTGATTCAAAAGACGTAAAAGAATACACAGACCGTAATGAAACGGCATTATGCCCGCATTGCAACGTCGATTGCTTGGTCGGAAATCAATGCGGATTCGTTCTAGAAGAAAGTATATTAATAAAAGCACGCCAATACTGGTTTAATAATTGTTAACTGCTGGGTTGGCATTAGGATCCTTAGAAACATCACCTAAACCTTGTGTAATCATTCCGCTAACACGCTTGCCACCACGAGTTACGCCAGTTCTTAAGTCTGATAGTGACTCAAAGTCATGTTGCTTTAGTATTGCTTCAACTGTATCTCTTACCTCTGGAATACTATTGCTTTGAGCTTTAAGCCACGATATAGCAGCACCCGGCCTTTCGCCAAGTATTAACTCAAAAGCCTCTATTGCAGCACTTAAAGCAGCTTGTGTTCTTGCATCTAATCCAATGCTTCCCGCTCCTCCAAGCATCTCTTTGCCCATGTTCATGGCACTTATTTCTTGTAGTTTTACGTAATCTATAAATTTTTTCAATGTATTACTCTCCTAATTTTTAGCTTAGATGTATATCTATGTATTAGTCACTAATAAAAAATTATTATATAAAAAAATATTTTATTTGTTAAAAATTTGCATTGAATATATATATAACTCATTCGGATCAAACAATACAGGGAGTCAATTGACCTATGAAAAGAAAACTAATTAGTTTCGATGTCTTCAAGAATCTTGAAGAACAGTCACTTACAAACGCTCAGAGAGAATTGGTTGAGGCTCAAGATGTTTTGGCCGAAGCACTAGGCGTAGAAAGCATCAAACTGTTTACCTTCGGAGAATCCGAAGTAACATATGAAGTACAAGATGGTACTTACATTCATGCAACATATACCATAAAAGATAATAGCATCATATTAGAAAATATAGAGCAACTTGTTGTTGACGAAGAAGGCGAAAGAAAGAATACAAGAGAAATCATCTCGCAAATGGTGGAATCTATTATAAGCAATGATGAAAACAAAGCCAATCAAAAGTTTGAGCAGTACATAAATACACCCGCTGTTAAAAGAAGCCTAAACGAAGCAGCGTTCAAAGTTACAACATCAAGACCAACCGGTAAACGTTCTGAACTATGGCACAAGCGCCAGTCACGCTCAACGGTTGCTAAAAGAACCAGAGCTAGGAAAATGACACTTTCCAGAATGTCACCTTCACAGAAGAAGCAACTCGCCAGAGCAAGAGCTATTGCGAAAAGAAAGTTGGGCGGCACGACAAACAGCAGAGCACGTGTTTATGCAAGGAAAATCAAGAAAAGTCATATGAAAGAATGGAACACAATAATTGAAAATGTAACTAATTATATTAATTACAAACAATTCGGTTCTGTTATGACTGAGTCCTTCGTAAAACATGATAAAAATGGAGAAATATCATCGCTATCAGTGCCAACAACCTCTAAAAGAAATGAAGGAAAGATTCTTTCTTTTAATTGGGACACAATGGATCACGAAGTAAAGTGCATGCGTAGCAAAATGAAGAATATAAAAGAAGATCAGAATTTTATCAAAGCTATGGCAGATCTAAAAAGATATAACAACATATCAGACAACACTTCGCTAGAAAGTACATTGGAAGCTATTGTAACTCGTTGGCCTGAAATGATCTATATGACAGAGTCGGAACTAGCTACACAAATTTCAAAGGCACTAGAATCAGCAAATATTAAAAACTTTGATGATAAAACTTGCTTGTTTATGGCAGAAGCTGTGCTGCGAACTGCACACAATGCATATGCAGACAGAGTTAAAAATATAAGCAAATTAGCCGGAGAAACAAAAGATGTAACAAGCGAATGCAAAGATTGCGAAGATGCTTATAATGACTTTAAAAATGTTGTAGAACAGTTTTATGTCAAATTAGACGAATCAGAAGAAAAAGAACTAAAGGTTTTTGAAGACCTGTTTAACGCTTTGAGAGAAGTACATGCTTTTGCTGTAGAAGCCGAAGACAAAGAAGAACTAGAAGAGATTGAAGGTCTTCTCGAAAGATGCGTTTCTGTACTTAAAAAAGAAAGCGAAATCGATCTTGAACTCGCAGAAGAAATGACAGACTATTTGGCATATTTCTCTGAGGCAAATGTCGATGGAGCATCACAGGATTGGGATGTCGAAGAGAAACCTCATCATTCCGTATCAGGAAATCATCCTTATGTTGATAAACTTGCAAAATCAGATGCTGTAGCAAGTTTGTACAACGGTGACTGGAAAAGCCCAGCACCTGTGAGTGATGGAAAAAGTCACCATGGTAATCTTGATGATGAAATGAAAAATGATGGATGGAGCAATTGTGGAGGCGATGACACATGGCCAACACTAGATAATCCATATGTTCCTAAATCCGATACATATAAAATGAAAGAAAAGTCTGTTGTTGATGATGGTGATGAACTCGCTCAGAATCAATCAAATGACACATGGCCAAATTTGAGTAATCCTTATGCTAAAGTAGGAAAAAATACACCCAAAGACGTAGAGTAATTTATAAAAAAAAGGAGTACGTTAATGGAACAAAAACAAACACTTTTCGTAGATTGCTGCTGCAATTCTGGCTTTACTCTGGACTTAAATGAGTCCACTGAAAAAGGCACAACCGTTTTTAAAGGTAAATTCCAAGAAGCAGAGGCTGTTAATAAAAACAAAAGAATATACCCATATGCTGTATTAGATGAAAATGTTAAAAAACTAATACCAATAATCGAAGCAAGAGGACTTGTAGGTGAATTAGACCACCCAGCAGATAGTATTATTCATTTTGAAAAATGTTCCCACATAATTACTAAGCTATGGTGGGAAGGTAATAGCCTCATGGGACAAGGAGAGATACTGAACACACCACACGGTAGAATATTAAAAGGATTGCTAAATGATGGCGTTAGAATAGGAATCAGTAGCCGTGGGGTAGGGAATGGGAAAAATGATGATAATGGTATTTTAATAATTGGAGAAAGTTATAAACTCATCACGTTTGATGCTGTAGCTGATCCAAGTACATATTCTGCTTTTCAAGAAAAAGTAGTAGGGAAAAAAGAAAATTATGAAGCACATGCAAACAAAGATCTTCAATTAACAAAAAAAGCAGAAAAAATTGACTCGAGCTGCATACATAAAGTTAACAAAGAAGCACTCATTGCTTGCTTGGGCGGAATAATAGAACAAAAAACAGAAACATTAAAGCGAGGTTAGACTAATATGGAAAAGATTGTAGAAGCATTAAGAAAACTTTTGCCAGAAAATGAAATCAATGAGGTTTCATCCGCCGTTCAACAAATGTTGGAACAAGCAAAGCTTGATCTAGAAACAGAATTCAACGAGAAACTTGAAGAAGCGTATGGCGACCTATCCAGCGAAGTAGCCGAAGCAGAAAAAATTGCAGAAGCTGGATATGAAGAAGCATATGCAATTATTGCAGATCTTAGAAACAGATTAGAAATTCAAGGCGAAGAATATAAAGCCGCATTAGAAGAAGGATACGAAGAAGCATACGAAATGCTCACCCAAGAAAAGGGAAAGAATCAAACACTCGAAGTAGAAATGTACGAAGAGTATGACAAAAAGCTTTCCGAAATGAAAGAATATATCGTAGACAAAGTCGACCAGTTCCTACAGTTTAAAGGTCAAGAGATTTATGAACAAGCTAAACTTGAGATCGTAAATGATCCTCGTATGGCAGAACATAAAGTCGCTCTTAACAAAATTGTAGACATAACTGCAAACTACCTGTCTGACGATGACTTTGCTGCTGTATCTTCAAATAAAGTTGAAGAAGCAAATAAGAAGATAGAAGAAATGAAAGGACAGCTTCGAATCATGGAAGCCCGCAACATCAGAGTTTCAACAGAAAATACCAAGCTCAATGAAACCGTACGACACGCTCAAGAAGTAATCAACGAAAGCCGAAAAGCTGTCGTGGAAAGCAAAAAGGAAGCTGTCGTTAACGAACAGAAAGAAAGAACTGAAAAAGCAAAGAATGTAACGGGGAGAGGAAGAACAAGTGATGGTGAAGTCGTATCGGAATACGCATCACCCAATAATAATAATTCTGGTGCAGATCAATTATTGATCCTATCAGGATTGAAACAAGCTCAATAAATTTAACTCATATAAATTATAAGGAAAATATGAACGCAAATTCGCAATTTCTCAATGAAGCAAAAGAGTTAGAATCTCGCTGGGCGCAGACAGGTCTCCTCGAAGGCATTACAGACAGGTTCACTCGATCTGCTACAGCGGTTCTACTCGAAAATCAAAGGCTTATGAACGAAGCCAGCACCGACACAGGTGACGTTGCTCAGTTCAAACGAATCAGTATACCACTCGTTCGTCGTATCTATCCACAGCTTATCGCTAACAAAATTGTTAGCGTTCAGCCACTACTCGGACCAACAGGTCTAGTGTATTATCTCCGATTCCGATATGGTAGCAATAAGGGTGCAACTCGAGGTGCTGACAAGAACGGTTTCCCAACTGATGATGCAAACAGCTTGATGCAGTTGGCAGACGGTACTGCCAATTTAGATATTTTCTATAGCAGCCAGTTCGTTCAGAATGAAGTATCCAATACGGATACAGGCACCGGAACCACAGTTGTGTACACCGGAACTGAACACACTCCAATCCTAGCAGGAACCATCACTGGTACTGTTTATGATAATGCTACTGCAATTCAGACGTTTGTTGTATCAGCGGCTGGCGTTTTTACATTTACTGATATTGGTAGTCCAAATCCTAAAGCTCAATCTGCTGGATCAAGCGTTAACACAACAACGGGCGAACTAACAGTTGTGTGGACCGGTGTTGCAGGAGATAATCATCTTGTATTCAGCTATGAATACAATATGGAATGTAATCAGGATCTACCAGAAATCAACCTAGTTATTGAGTCAGAAGAAATTGCTGCAAAAACACGCAAGCTAAAAGCTGTGTGGAGCTATGAAGCTCAGCAAGATCTACGCTCACAGCACAATCTTGATGCTGAAGCTGAGTTGACTGCTGTTCTAGCTCAGGAAATTAACCTTGAAATCGACCGTGAAGTTCTAACCGATCTTCGTAACAATGCTGGTACCGTATCAGCTTGGGATTTCAATACCGCTCTTGGTGATACCATCAAAGAGAAGTATGAATCACTATATGTTAAGGTTGTCGAAATCAGCAACGTAATTCATCGTAAGACATTACGTGGTGGTGCCAATTGGCTCGTAACAAGCCCAGAAGTTGCCTCAATATTTGAGACGGCAACCGCCGGCTTCGCTCCAGCCCCAAGTGAGACGTTCACAAGCTCACTCGGTGTTCAGTATGTTGGTACTGTCAATAACAGATGGAGACTCTACAAGGATCCACTATTCCCAAGCAATCAGGTATTGATGGGATATAAGGGCGACAGCTACATGGACAGCGGATATTTCTACTGCCCATACGTGCCACTCACCCAGACTCCAGTGGTTCTTGACCCAGAATCCTTCTGCCCACGCAAGGGAATCTTGACTCGTTACGGAAAAAAATTATTAAGGGAAGGGGCAAAATTCTACGCCAGATTATCTATCGCTAATTTTGTGATATAGGCATGAATATTTGTTCGCTATAAAAACTAAACCTCGACTGGAAACAGTCGAGGTTTTTTTGTAGAATTTACTATACTAAATTAAACGTAAAAACCAAAAAAAGGACAAATAAAATGCCTAGTGGTGGATCCAATAAACTTTCTTATGAAGATGTCAAAATTATTTTTGAACAAAATGGACTTAAGTTATTGGAAAAAGACTATGTAAACAATAATACTCCTCTTGAGTGCATTTGTGTTTGTGGAAATAAAGTTAAACTACGTCTGTCTCATGTGAAAAAAGGCGAAAAATGTCAAAAATATTGTATGCCTAAAATTCTTTCTGATAAATTTAAAACTAAAGATGAAGAAATTAAAAAAGTATGTGATGAAAATGGTTGCAAACTTATAAAATCATGGATTCATAAAAAAAGAACTCGAATAAAATATATTTGTAAATGTGGAAATGATTGGGAAGCTTATCTTTGTAACTTTAGACGTTGTCCCAACTGTAAAAAGTGTGGAAATGCAAAAGTATCAGGAGAGAATTGTTATATGTACGATCCTGATAGAGATGCTGTTAAATTAAGAAAAAGATTCCGTAAAATGTGTGGTCAATATATTAAACGGTTTATGGATGCCACAGGACAATGTAAAACACGTCATACGCACGAATTATTAGGTTACACGCCACAGCAGTTGCAAGCACACATATTAAATCATCCTGACTATGAAGCTCTTAAAAATGAAGAGTGGCACGTTGACCACATTACGCCTATTCAAGCATTTTTAGATCATGATATATTAGACTTAAAGATAATTAATGCTTTAGATAATTTGAGACCAATGAAAGGATTTGAAAACTTATCAAAGGCAGACGAATATTCTAAGGAAGAATTTAAGAACAAATATAAAATAGATTTATTTTTTCAAGATAAACCATCCCTACTCAATTAAATCAAATCATTTATTTCTGCACCAACTCCTATTGATTCAATCATAAGCTGTGATACTATATAACGTTATGATAAAAGACCCCACAGAGTTCGAATTTTCTTCTAAAAAGCTAAAAATCGACTGTTCATGTGATTATTGTGGACTTCCATTTCAAAGAACTATATCTAATCTTGAAAGATCCCACAAACATATAAAAAAAGATTCTTGTGGCAAAAAAGAGTGTGTACAGAAGAAGAAAAAAGAAGTATTTAATTTGAAATATGGCTGTGATAATCCATTTCAATCACAAGAGATAAAACAGAAAATAGCAGATTCTAATCTGCAAAAATATGGTGTTGTTAATCCTACACAAAATGAAGAAATAAGAAAAAAACAAAAGAGTACATGTTTAGAAAAATATGGAGTTGAGAATCCTTTTCAGTCACAAGAAATAAAGGACAAAATAAAGAGGCAGAATATTAATTTGTATGGTGTTGAGAATAGTTTTCAAAGAAAAGAAGTTCAAGAAAAACAAAGGAATACCATACAGAGAAACTATAAAGTTAGTCATTATTCAAAGACTCAGGAATGTAGAAGTAAAGTAGTCGCCACCAACATAGAAAAATATGGCTCACCTTTTCCAAATCATAAATATGGCAAAACACAAGATGAAATAAAAGAATGGCTTAATAGTTTTGGGTTTAATTTTTCATCTGACTATGAAATCTTAGAAAATAAAGAAATAGACCTTTTAGATAAAGACAAGAAGGTGGGAATAGAATATTGTGGCTTATATTGGCACAACGATACATCACCAGAGCCTAGAGATCGTACGTATCATATTGGCAAGTATAAAAATTGTCTTAAGAAGGATGTACAGCTTTTAACTATATTTGAAGATGAGTGGAAATCGAGACAAGATCAGTGTAAGTCTCATATTAAGTCTATTTTGGGAATATACAATAATAAGGTTTTTGCTAGAAAGTGTAAGGTTGTAGAAATTTCAAAAGAAGAGGCGAGACGGTTTTTTGATTCTTATCATATACAGGGATCTAATAGTCTTGGATTGGTATTTTTTGGTTTATTTTTTCAAGATGAGTTGTGTGCTGTTATGAGTTTAGGAAGGCATACTAGAAAAACAGATATTTCTAAAAAAGAAATAACATTAGATCGTCTTTGTTTCAAGGACGGTTTTAATGTTGTTGGTGGAGCAAGTAAGTTGTTCTGTCAGTGTTTAGAGTGGGCAAAAATCCATGGATATAAAAAAGTAATTAGCTTCAGTGATAACAGGTGGAGTTTAGGTCGTGTATATGAAAAAATGGGATTTATTTTAGACGAAGAATATGGTGCAGACTATAGTTATGTAGAAATTAAAAATCCTAGAAAAAGACTGAGCAAGCAAAGTCAGAAGAAGTCAATTACTAATTGTCCTGCTGAATTAACTGAGCACACATGGGCGGTACAGAGGGGCTTGGCAAGAATTTATGATTGTGGCAAGAAAAGGTGGACGTTTAATGTTGGATAGATTATTCGTATCAGTTTAACTCCCAAACGACCATAGCAACATCTTGTTGAGTGGAGATAACTATCTTGGCATTTGGAAATTCTTGGGGAAAGTGTGTTGCGTATTTCATCCAAGAGAATTTTTTAAGAAAAACCCTACAAACTAATTTGTTGCATCGCTTCAGCATCTTTTCTACTAATTGCATTCCCTCCAGATTTATAACTCCATCTCCAATTATAGCATCAGCATATTCTTCAAATTCATTCCAATTTTTTTCGATTACTGGTTTCGATTGTTTTGTAGGATGCAATTCGACCATATAATCACAAAGTGGTTGCATGTCTTTAGTCATACCTAAAAGGCATACTGGGGAGCACCCTTTAACATACTTTTTATACAAACTAATTTCGTATTCGTTTGGACATAGGGGAGGGCTCAGATTATCCCAATACTCTGTATTTTTTTCTATTTCCATATAATTCAAATTTTATTTAGAATAGTCTTTGATTACAAATAGTAACAGCAGGAACCCAAGCACCAGATCGACCACTACAGGTTCCTAGTGCTTGTAAAATCCTGCTGCATCGTGGATAGAAGATCTTCCATTTTCTGCATGAGCATGTTGACTTTTTTAAACAGCTAAATCCAGTTGATCCGCATGGTTGCCCACAAGTCTCAACAATTACGGGTACGGTTGCGTTGATTGTATCTAAGAACTTTTGGGATAAGTCTGTGTACTCTTCTGTTGTAAAAAGAGTTCCATCTTTCTTAGAAACAGTTAAAGCATACAACTCTGTCTTACCGCTTATTCCTTCGACGGCATGGTCATCATATTCGGTTGATGTGTCATAGGAGTGAGTTATTCCTTCGCTAGTTCCGGGCACTATTATCAAGTGAGTAGGAGCGGTTTCATTATTCTCTGCTTCAACAGTTTTAACAAATACAGAGTATAGATTTCCTTTTGATGTTAATGAAAGAGCGTCCACGGCATAAGTGGTATCGCCATCTGCACCAATGTCTCCTGTTATAGAGAATTCATCAACATTTACGCTTGTAGCTACCAAAACAAACATTCCGGGATACATGTTTGTAAAGTAGCTGCTGCCAGCACCGAAGTAACTTGTCCCGTCTTCTACACTTCCGTCAGGATTACTAGGTATATAAGCATATCCCATTGAATCTTCGGGATTGTCAGCAACGTCATTTGTCATTTGCGTGTGTGTTGATGGAATGGATAGATCGCTATTTCCCTCGCCACCATCTATACTGCTATAAGGTTGTGTTAAATCAGTGTTATAATAATTAGCACCATCATACATATCAAAATTACTATCGCTGATTCCTGTTGTGCGAATCTTGAATGGACTACCGAAGCTTGCAACTCCTGATCCATTAAGTTTTGCATAATATCTCTTTGGTTGTATGAAATAGCCACCAACCCATATTTCACTAGATGAAACAATATAAATATCATAAATACAGTTGTAATAACTACTATTATCGATTCCTTGTTGGTAAGTATTTGAATTATCATTGTAGAAATCTGTTGGATTTCCAAAAGATGAGTCTAAACTACCATTAATGTTTAATCTGCATATGTAGTTTCTTGTACTTTCGTTGTATGAGTTAAAGTCGCCAACAACAATTAGCTTGTCGTCTGATTGAACTTTAATTTGGGAAACGTATGGATAATAAAAACCATCATCATTATCTGGGTTGCTATAATATTGAAGTCCCGCTCCTGTTTGGGAGAAGGTATTATCATAATTACCAATGGAATTTAATCTTGCAATAGAAATAGCAGCGTGAGAATCTACACCGCAAATGATAGTATCAAATACGCCTCCGATGATAATTTTATTATTGCTCTGCACTTCCACAGTTCTTAAAAAGCAGTCATAAGCTCCCGTTTGTATAACAGTGGGTGCTGTGAAACTTCCATCAGTTGTTCCGTTATCGTTTAGTTTGGCTATAAAACCTGTGTTGTTACTTTTTCCGCCTACTACAATAATTTTTGCTGATGAATCAATAGCAATATCATAAATAGCAGAAACATCAAAATTGCTTCCTAAAACATTGTTGGTAAATGTTTCATCTAGAGTACCGTCGCTGTTTAGTTTAATTAGTCTTGTATGGTCTGAGTCTACGCTATAATCAAATCTGCCGCAAACTAAGATTGAGTCGTCCGAAAGAACAACAACTTTATTTACAACATGGTCTGCACCACTATTAATTATGTTGTTTAGGTTGGTGTCAAAAGTTGAATCAAAAGTTCCATCTGCATTTAATCTTGCAAGTCCCCAGTTCTGTCCTGGCGTCAGATCAACCCAGCCAGCACCAGAATTATACTGCTGAATCACTCCACCGACTATAATTTTACCAGTTGATTGAATGCCTAGCGTGTAAACACTTAGGTCAAATTTGGTTTTTGTAAAGCTTTCATCCGTTACGTTTGAACTGCTTACTTTGGTGACATAGCTAAAACAACAGCCACCATCAAGTTGTATGTCTAAAAAACCTTCTCCTGCGAGAATCATGTCGCCACTAGTGTGTTTGGCTACAGCCATAACTTCTTGGCCATTACAGTCGCAGCCTAGGGTCGTAGATCTATCGTCTGTAAAGTAGAATAAATCATTTACTGTATTGGTGATTTGCTCATGGCTGGTGTTTAATTTGGATAGAACGTAATTAATATTTGTCAAACTGCCCTCCTTGAGTTAATCACATGTATCTTATATATATTTTGTGTATAAATTTTTTTTAAAAAATTTTACCAATTGAGTATTATAAAATATGTTTAATAGTAATAAAATTATTGAAAAAGTACAACTTCTTTTAGAAGTATTTGAAGATTCACAATGGAATCATGTTGTCAATTTCGATTATGTTTCTGATTTTAAAGTCATGACTAGGAGCGACCTTCAGACTTTGAAAATGAAAAGATATTTATGTTCTACTAGAACATCTGGATCTACTGGTGAGCCTATTACTATAGAAAAAACTATCCTTGATCATATTTGGTATGTTGCTACAAATATAAGAGAAATTAGATGGAGAAAGTGGGACGCAACAAAGAATATAGCTATAATAAAACCTGGTCATAAAAAACAAGATAAAAATTCTTGGGGCATTCCTAATATTATCAATAAAGAACAAGGCAAGTCATTTATAAATGGTTACGCCACTATAGCAGAACTTCAATGTTGGCTAGAAGAAAAAAACCCTCATTACCTGCATTGTGCTCCATCTATACTAACTCAACTAGACTTGTCTAAGATGCCTAATTTCATAGACCACAAAGGCACAGGAGAGGCCGGTGGTTCAATGTATTCTAGTGAAGAGTGTGGGACTATATCTATAAGATGTCCTGACAATTCTGATTTCCACCATGTTATGGAAAATCAAATAGTAGAGGTAGATTATGATGGCGGGATAATCATAACTACTACTACTAACCCTTACATTAAAAGATACAAGCATGGTGATCACATAGAACTTGGTGAGTGCACATGTGGTAGAAAACTACAGGCTATTAAGAAAATTAATGGAAGAATAAGAAACATGTTTATTCTTCCAAATGGCGATAAAAAATGGCCTCTTTTTGGTTCTAGAGATTATTATGAAGTATTCGGAATTAAAAGGTATAAGATAGTTCAGACTACTTTAAATGATTTAGAAGCTCAGATAATTTCGGAACCTTTAGGAGACAAAGAGGAAGCATTTATTAGGCTAATTAAAGATACATTAAATTCGCCAATAAACGTAAAAATCAAGTATGTAAATGAATTTCCAATGTATAAATTTGAAGAATTTGTTTCTTTGGTGGATATATCTTCATCGTAACATGATGGATCGCTGTATTTAAATCAAAACATGGTTGTTCCTAAAACATATCCAACAACAAAAAATGCAATAATAATGAAAATTGCAGTTATTTCTTTTCTGTGCTTCATATTATAGTTTAGAAAAAATTAAATAAATCTATTTTTCCATCCTTTACAACAAGATAATTACAGGGAATTTCAGTCCAACTTCCACTATTATAGTAACCTGTGTGCGGTTTTGCGTCTGCATAATGCACATGACCACAACAAACCATATCGCAGCCAATTTTTCTCATATAATCAGTTGATTTTTTCTCTATAATTTCTGCATTTCTTAAAAAAGTTTTGCTACTTTTCTTGGCAAGTTTAGCCAAATAAAAACTCTTATCTATTTTTTGAATAAACTTGTATATTTTATCTGCAAAATATACTAATATTGGTCTGTCTATTATAACGCTATCGAATCTATCGCCGTGTAAAGCCAAAATTTTCTTGCCACCGCTCTCAAAAACATATTCCTCTAAAAAATCTATTCCTAATAGATGTGAAAGAACTTCAGCAGGACCATCATGATTGCCCAAAATTAAAACAACCTTAATATGATCGGACATACTTCTTATGAGCGAAAGAACTTTCCAGTGATGTTTCTTTAAACGACGAAAATCCATATTATCAAAAAAATCACCGTTCAAAATAATACACTTTGTTGAGTTTTCTTTTTCAATTTTTTCTAAAAAAGTAGTTAGTAATTTTGCTTGACTAACATCACTACCCAAATGAATATCGCTTATTATGATAGCATCAGCATTTTCCATGATATTATTTATTATAATGATTTAATTATTATAATGATATTCGTATCAGTTTTTCTTCAAAGAAGCGTTCTTTTTCTTTTTTATAGATTTTTTCCCACAATTTAAATCAGAAAGTGCACCCCAAATTTGAAAATTAGCATTACTTCTATCTTTGCAACCTACTATGGCATCACCGCCTGCGTTCTCTTTAATTTTTAACCAATTATAAAATGTTTTCATGATATATTAATGCTGGAAGCGAAAGAAAAAAGCCCTTAATTCTTCAATTAAGGGCTTTAAAAATGTTTAATTTTTTCTAATTATTATGATACGGCTGCACTGAACGGAGTAACCTCGGTGGCAGTCTGAGTAAGAACAGCTTTTACATGGAATAATCCGGCGGCAATGTCGAGTATTTCAACATAATTTCCTCTTCTACCACCTTTGGTAGAGCCATCCATAGTAATCGTATCATCGGTTCCACCTGCAATCCACATATCGATTGCTGTAGGCGTACCAGTCAGTGGTGTCTCGTCATCTGAACCAAAAGCAACTCCGGTCATTACGTCAGTAGCATTAGCGACCTGAACTACGTATGTACCAGGACTTACAACAAGAGTATCTACATAAAACTTATAATTATTACCAGATCCAGATGCGGCTGGAAGCGTTGCAACAACGCCTGCGGCTCTTGTTAAAACGAGCGGCACATTAGCATGTGTGGCGGCTGTAAGCGTCACAGTCGCTGTATTTAGAACCACAGGGGCTTTTGATAGAGCGGTATTTGCTATCTTCGCCTGCGTAACGGCTAAAGCATCTAATTTAGCAGTTGTAACGGCTAGAGCATCTAATTTAGCAGTTGTAACGGCTAGAGCGGCTAATTCGGCGGTTGAAATCGCTGAATCTGCGACGTCTACATTTACAACAGCATCTGTTGCCAAATTAACTGTTTTAACGACACCATTTAATATTCTTGGTTTTAGTAGCTCGACAGAGCCAGGACCAGTACCTTCAGTTGTTTGTGTTGACATTTTAAAATCCTTTCAAAGAAATACCTAGTACATTATATATTATTTTATAAATAAAATTTAAAATTTGTTATCAGAATTTCTTTGAATTTCGCAGAAATCTGTAGTTAAGGAATAGACCAAGTATTGTTTTGAACATTAAAAGTTCCTTCTTGAACATAATATCCTGCTGGAGGCGTGTTGGATGCAGTTGCATAGTTAAAATAACCTCTATTATATCTCATTTCGTCTCCACCAACTCCGTTTTTGTAATAAGCTGCTTTATACCATTCATTTTCTGTAGGAATCCAGCAATCGCTCATAACTTCAATAGACATTTCTCCATAATACGAAGTATTTGGGAAAATATACGAACCAGTTTCTGTGTCAGCATGAAAAGTTATACTAACTGTTCCGCTTGCAGTAGCAGGTGCCGACATAATAATTGTTGCATCCTCATAATCTGGTATGTCTATAACAGAGGCACCGGTATCTATTCCCGTTCCAGTCATTAGCATTCCAATACAAACATCAAGAACACCAGGATCTGTATCCGCTGTAAAAATTACAGAGCTGCTCCCGTTTGTTGTGGTGCCTGTCAGAACTATCGTGTAAACGGCGGGAGTTTGTGCACCATTGTGAATCCAATTGCAGTACCGTGCTGCTGCATGCCATTTCGTTGCTATCGGTTTTTTGTGCATTCCGCTTCTAATTTGCAAAATATCCAGTGTAGAATCAAAATATATTCCTAACCATTGACCGGATAAGTTTGGATTTGCACCTTCTTGATCTTGAATAAGATCTAGGTCTACTATGCGTTGCATGCTGCCGTCTATTACATTAGCCTGTAAAAAAAGCATATATTGTTCTACAGTTATATTCAAAGCACTAATATAAAAATCATAATGTACATTACCACAATTCTTTTTAAGTGCTTTTGTGGATAACAAGCCATCTCCGAACCTGCTTTCCACCACATCAGCATTGTTACCTGCTTCATCAATGTCAATTAGATTTACTAATTTAAGCGATGCGTTTCCATCATAAAAATCTTTGTGAAAACTTGCAATTCTAAATGTTGAAAGGTTTTCTATATCCCATGATATTTCATGTTTATTGGTAGATCGAAAAACTTTAGTTCTTTTATCTGGTCTGTTGTCTTCAATTTCATATAAAGATCGTTTATTAGGAAATAAAGTTCTTCCTCCTGTGAGACCTACTCCTCTTACAATGTATTCTGCATCTTGTTCTAACTGTTCTGGAGCATCGAAAGAATCTTCTACGTAAACAGCACTGCTAGATATACGAACATCATCAATATATCCATTAAAAACTTCGGCTAAATTGTGTCGACCGGCACCAATAGTAAGGTCGTGTGTGGCTGGAGAATCTGGATCCGTTATTACCGTGTTGTTGAAGAATTCGTATACATTTACACCATTCGCATATATGCGGTAATTGTTAGTATTTTCATCTACAAGCCAAGCATTATTTCTTACTAATGCAAGGTGCGTCCATGATCCAACGGGAGCATGAACCTCAGCGTTCCAATCATAATGCAGAACGCTTGTTCCTGTTATTTCTGCATAACCAGACGTACTACAACCATCACTATCGTTGAAGTGTGCGGATTGTGCAACTGTAAAAGCCGTATCCGTAACAGTAAGTATTGTATAGGTTATTGTAACATCGTGTAGACAAGCGGTACACTGTGCATATTTAAGCCTTGTTATTGTAACGCTACCACCAACTGAAAATCCGTGGGAGCGTTCAGCGATAGGATCAGCAAAGCCTCCAATTTCACTTGTATCTCCTACATACGTGATTGTAATCGTAGCACCACTTCTATTATAAGATCCCGTAAATGATTTATTCCCACTGATATATAAAGAATCTGAATTGCTCCCGTGTCTCCAAAGGATACCATCGTTATACTCTCCTACACTGAACAAGCCTCCTACTAAAGTTTGAGATGTTGGGTAAACCCATGCTTCTAAAGTAAAGTCTCCTATTCCAAAATCAAAAACTTCGTTTGCCGCGATATACGCAAAATTGCCAGAACAAGCCATAGCAGATGCACCAAATTTCTTTTCAGCACTAGTTGTAATACTTATTGGACTGCCAATTGATCCGTTGTATCCCAATACTTCCAAACCAAAATAACTGTTATCCGTTAATTCGTCCTCGAAATTTAGAATTAATATGGCATTTACACCTTCCCATGTGCTTGTAAGTTCTCTACCGTTTCCACCTTGATCGAATGTGCCATAAGCACTCGTGCTTTTTATTGTGCCAACATCCAGTATAACACCTCCAGAGCTATGGCTATAGCCGCTGCCGCCGTTTGTAACAGTTACAGCGGTTATAACGCCGTTGCTTGTGTTTATTATACCCGTAGCACCTGAACCATTTGAAGCTGTGAAAATAATTTTTGATCCATTTCCATACCCTGTGCCTCCTTTAGGATCATATTTCCCGAACCCTACAACATTAACGCCGCTGATGGATGTACTAGGTTCTGGGCTTACAACTACAAAGAATTCTGCTCCTACACCGTCAACCACAGATGCTGTAATGTACCCAGAAACTTCAGGATCGTTAGTAGAGATGTAGCCACTGCCGCCATTTGTAATATTTACGCTAGTAACAATACCAGAAGAAGTAACAATTGTTGCTGTGGCTCCAGAACCATTTGAAGTTGTAAAAGAAATGTTTGATCCACTTCCATAATCTGCACCTCCTCTGATAATGCCTACGCCTGTTATCGCACCAGAAGATACTGTTATATTTCCAAACACAACTCCAGAACCGCTTTTAACATAAGCTTGAACAGGATCTTCGGGTTGAGTATTATTTTCTGTTGAATCTCCATGCGTAAATTGATCTTCTTTAACATCAACATTAAAATGAAAGGTAGAGCAGTTGTCAGCACACCTTGGATCTGCTTGTGTTTCTATCATGAGTCGAATAGTTTTTGTTTCAAAAGGTAGAGCTATTACATACCCTTCTTCTTCTTGCGATCCAGTCCAAACCTGAAAATCATCAGCCCATATATGAAATACATTCGGGTTCTCAATTTGACCACCGCATGTGAATGTCAAGGACTTTATTCCAATAGGGCGTATAAAATTGTGAGTAAACCAAGAGCCATCTGGTTCTGCTGTAACCTGACACTTACAATTTTCAACAGGAGTTGTTGGAGGGGCTCCAGGATCTGTGCCGCATGTATAGGTGTGGGTTCCTATGGATGGTTCGTAACTATCAACGATGCAAACTTCTGGGGCACAACAATTCGGACACGTCCTTTGTAACGGAAATTGTTTCGGTAGATAGTTGGCTTGATTAGAATCGCTTCCAATCGTTGTGCCTGGAGGTGTTTCACTCTGTGTGGCGAAAGACCAGTATCCGCCGACGCCAGATCCACAGCGATTTGGTGAGTAGTACCCAGCTTTGTACCACTCGTCTATAGTTGGCATCCGATACGTAGGAGCTAAACCCGTATTTGGGTTTATGTCGTTGACGGTATATATTAAGTTTGATACACTTAGTAGTGTAGGTTGACCGTATTGGTCCAATGCACTCTCATCAAAATTGTATGCACCGTTTTCTGTTGTCGTTCCGTCTTGTGCTCCGCTCGGTTTGCCATTACTCATCCAATTGCAAAATCTCGCACATGAATCAAAGCTAACAAACTCGACCGGATGGTTACCAGCACTGTTCAAAACGGCATATACGTAGCCGCCGTTTGTACCAGAACGGCTGATTGATGGTATATAAGATGTTTGATAGACTGTTGTGTTCATTAGGGTACTGTAGAGACCACCAACGGGATCAGTGGCAGCTACCGCATTTAAGAACTCCGTGTACTGATCGACCGTCACTGCGTACTTGCCGATCTGGTATTCGTATGACACGGAACCCGCATCTCGTGCCGGGTTCCCGCAAACCGAAGAAGAGTCGTACGCCGCACCGAGGATGGCGGCATCCCGCCGTGCCTGCAAAGCCTGCGAGGGTGACAAGCTGTTACCACAAGGGACCAGTAAGCCACTTTCTTTGGCGGCGTTTCCAGGATTGCCAACCGGCACCATGTCAGGGAGTTCTTCCATTGATGAACTTGCGAGGCGAAAACCGATGTAGTAACCCCCGTAACGAGGGTCCTGCTCCTCGACCATGGGTCTGCTGTAACTCCAGAGGGAGGAATATATGCTGATATTAACAGTGCTTCCCGTGAAACCAGTAGCTACACCATTAAGTTTAATTTCGATAACCTCTCCGGTCCACTCATTTACATTGCCAAACTGATCAAATGTGCCGTAGAAGCTCTCGCTGCCAGTAAATGAGCCTACGTCAGTTACGTGCCCGATCCAGTTTTCACTAGTCCAGATGTCTTCTTCTGATACTACTGGTTGGTCATTAACTAGCGTAACAGGCGATGTATCAGGTACAAGAGCGTCAAGTTCTGCTCCACTACCTTTGTCTCCTCCGTCCCCTCCAGACAACGGAGTTATTTCAGGTGCTCCAGTTGCTCCAACTTTAACGTTCAAAACAGTCCAAGAAATGTCTCTGAATGTTCCTTGTCCTGGCAAGTCATTATTATCAAGAATATAAGATACGGTTGTGTGGTTTGTTTGTACTAAGTATCCAGGAACGAGTGTTGCTGTACCTTGCCAAGATTTGTCGCCAAATTTTTGATCTATTATGGCTAATTCTCCAATATCTGAAAGATTAAATGAGAATTTGTCAGGACGATAACTAGCGTCTTTCCTTGTCCATACTCTATTTCCATTTGCTCGTATAAGATTTCCTTTAACATCATATGAGGGTCCATTCATGTCTGCTGCTGTACATTCCCAGTAAACAGTCATGCCTGTAATGTTTACTCTAATTTTATCGATTCTTCTTTTGTCTCCGATTTTAAAGTGTGCATCAAGCAGTCCTTGTGCATACATAAGCGGTCCTTTTCCGTCTATTGTGTATTCAGCAGGACTAAGATCTGATGGAACTCTATCTTCTGGATCGGTGCTAGCATTTTCAAAATAGAAAGTTTTTATTCCAGTTTCAGGCATGTCATTGTCTGTTGTGAAACTGTTACAGCTTTCAATTGACAGTATGTGTGTGTCTGCTGGTACATTTTCTCCTGTAACCTTAAGACCAACACGCAAGAATGCTGTCGGGCACGATCCGGCTATTTTTGTCATTTAATTTCTTTCTATGTTAGTTTTTATAGACGCCTCCGCGTCCCTTACGTGCAGGAGGAGCACATCCTACACATCCACGACGTCTTGGCGGACGAGCACCATCGCATCTACGGCAGCAACATGGTGGTTTGTAGCCGTTTGCTGCTGGATATGGGGGCGGAGGAGCACCATTGTTCGTTGCTCTGGAGAAAAACAAACGTCCTACAAGACCCCTACGCTGGCCACGTGGTCTGCAAGTGCTTGGAATGCACTTCGGTTCGGCCTGCGGCGGGCAAAGATAGCATCGTTCTGGTACTTCTTTAGGAGGCAGGTCTGGTACTGTACCTGATGGCGGTGTTGGTGGTAATGGGCTTTGTCTCGGCAGCGGAGTTATTGTTATAACTGGTGAGTCATGAGTTGTGTTTACAATAATAGGCGTGCGTGTAGTTGGAGTGATAGGATCAGGATAATCAGGTCCAACAGTCATTGTCGTTGTTGCTCTCTTGTTATAAGTCTGCTCACCAAATCCAAACTTGTGGTAGCAATTCGCTTCCATGGTATCGGTTGCAGGATCAAAACACCCATCAAACATTAATCTTGTTGGTTGGTATTCGTCGTCAACGTCAGGTGAGTTCGGGGAGTTATCTAAAATTCGTAAAACAGAGTCGACAGTAAGATCATCAGAGAATTCTGTCAGCATTTGGCTTACATTAGGAGCATGCTTATTGCAGTTGTATTCTCCATCTGGTCCTGTATAAACATCCGGAAAACCAGGCGGAGTGTTGCTGCTGTACACGCACGGTTGTCCATATCCTGGTCTGTACCATCCCTCACAACCTCCAGGACAGAATGGTTTTGGGTTTGGTGGTTTTGGTGGTATTGGTATTGGTGTCATTGGGAGCCATGTTATTACTGGTACATGCTCAGGAGGGCTGGCACATGCACGAGATGAATCGCCTTCGTCGTATCCGTCGCAATTAATAAACCAAGTAACAAAGAATGAATTTGTTGGCGATACTGTGTCTCGATTATCATTTGACTGCATTGCATGGATTTCTTCTGCTGTTGCAAATGTAATTTTTTGAAAAACTTGTGCCGAACTGCAGTCATCTGTAAGCATTTCTTCTGAGTCTGCTATTTGCCCACAAGGTCTTAATGGATGTGATGGAGGCGGGCTAACTTCCTCTTCCAAAGGCAAAGGCGTAGTTTCTTCAAGAGATTTAACGTATTCGGAAATTATATCTTCTGCATAAGACTTTTTCTGATTCCATAATACTTTGTGTTCAAATTGAATTTCACTCATATATGGATTTGGCAAGGAAACAGTCCATAAGTGGAATGCAATGAATTGCCTTTAGCTCCTAAGCATTTTTATTAAAAGTTTATTTACATTATATATATTGTTTTTTTTAAATTTTATTATATATAGATTGTCAGTATAATCTACAATTTAAGGGTTTTTATGCAATTTAATCAATGGTTAGAATGTAATAATACCAGATAGCTACGAAGCAATTTTTAGAAAAATTATACTTACAGTACTAGGAATAATATGAATTTTAAACAGTGGTTAGTTAGTTGCAAGTCACCAAGTATTTTTGAAAACTCTAAAGGCTTAGACTTCTTGCGGGCTGACAGCTCTGAACGTGCTAGATTCCAGTCCCTAAGTCAGCAAATAGATCAAGCATATGCGATAAAAGATTATAAAAAAGCAGAAGAACTAGAAGTTGAATTAGAAGACCTGTCTAATAATTTGGAAGATAAACTAAGTGATATTGGTCAAGAAGGTGGAGAGGAAGATGATGTTGATCAAGATTGGAGTGTTCAAGATGACTTTGCAAATATATATGCTAGATATTTAAGCAATAAGATAAGCGATGCTGATATTTTCCCTATTCTTAAAGATGCTATACTTGCACCTAATATTAATTTATCTTTTCCAAATATGAAGCTAATAAATAGTCTTGACAAAGAGTCTTTACTTGCGATGGCAAAAGATGCTTATTTACATAAGAAAAATATGCATGCTTCTTTAAAAGGAGCCGGTAGTTTGTGGGGTAAAAAGTAATGAGTTTTTCTGGAATAATATTAGCTAAGGCGACAAGCAAAGATGGCGTAGATTCCATATTGAAAAATGGTTTTCAAACGCAAGAAAAGCATATATCTTCTACAAAAACTTTTGAAAAGCATGCGGAAACAGACACGGATCAAATGTATGGTGCTGGTTTATATTTTTCTATTGCTTATTCTATGGATCAGGTAAAAAATAATTGTGGAAAGTATGCCGATACGTGGGGTAGCGAGATCATAATTGCCACCTTAAACGGTAAGTATAAAATACTTAATACAGCTTTCTCAATGCCGGAAAGCCATCCTATATGGAGTGCATCAACCGCTGGCAGAGCAGGCATTTATAACCAGCTAGTAAATCTTGGTATTATAAGCTTGTTTCCCGATTATAAAGATGGCGATACACACTTTCCTTCTGAATACGGATACAAAATTTCTCATAGCATTGATGCGTGGGTTCACGAGCACAATCAAATCGCACATATTGTTGTTTATAACCCTAAAATATTAAAATATGTTACATCTTTTGAGTGCAAAAAAGAAGAAAAACAATTCAAAGTTCTACAACCATCAGAGAAAAAAGAGCAGCCAAAAATAGATCTTTTGCAACAAGCTGCACAGCGAAGAAAAGAAAAAGAAGCATTAAGTTTAAAAGTTCCAAAGGCTTCAAATGATCTTAATCTAGAAAATAATTTTAAAGCTTGGTTGGAATCAATTGAAGATTACGAGCCATTTAGAAGCAAGATAGATAAAATAGGAGCTAATAGAACATTTCCTTTTGAAAAATGGTTTTCCAACTCAGAAAACGGAAGAATTTATATTCCCTTATCGGAGGTACAGGAAGAAGATATAAAGTCTACAAAATATTTACGTGATTATCTTGAATCTCGTGGATATCAAATCATAGATTTAAAAAAAGGATATGCAAAGCAGGATAATAAACAAAATATTTTTAAAATAGGCAAACTTCTAGACACTTTATTATACAAAGACCTAAAGCTATTAGATATAGAATTACAAGATAATAAAATTTCTTTGTTGAAATACAATAAAGAAAAATTAAATATGAATCAAAATCATACGTCTATGAAAACTAAATTTGAGAATCTTAACTCTAGGGTTAGCGGCGTATTGTATGTTGTAATAAGCAGCAATATTCATGATTTAGCATCTATGAGCACAGGAAGAGGATGGAGTAGCTGCATGAATCTTGATGGCGGCGAGAAGAAAGACGATGTTTATTGTGAAGTAGAGAGAGGCGGATTTGTTGCGTATGTAATAAAAGATAACGACAGAGAAATACAGCAGCCAATAGCAAGATTACATATACGTAGGTTTGACAGTAAAAAAGGACTTTCCATAGCCGTACCAGAAGAAACAATATATGGAAAAGAAATAAATGGTTTTATAGAAAAAGTAAAAGACTGGATACAGTCTAAACAAGGAAGTAAGGCAGGTCGATATCGAAAAGTAGGTGGCAATTATTCAGATACATTTAGTTCTTCTAACAATATATTAATCTCTCCAAAAGAAGGCAACAAAATAAGGCAATGGCTAACGAAATGGCTTGATATTAAGCAAGAAGATAAGAGCAAGTACGCAGATTATTTTAGTAAGTCATTGATTTCTCTTTTTAATTCTAGTGAAAAATATCCAGATAAATTTTTAAACAGACTAAAAGAATATATATTTAATTCTAATATATGGTATAAACCTACTAAAGGATTTGCACAAACCACAGATCAGTTCATGAGTAAATTTGCAATAAGGTTTCCAGACTTAATAAGCAAAGAAGATTTTTTTAAAGCTTATGCAAAAAATATAAACAGCGAAGGCGGTATTGGCAAGCAGCTACTGGAAAAATTCCCCCAGTATATTGACGAAAAGATATTATCAATAACATCAAATAGAAATAAGTCAGCAGTTATACAATCAGCTCCTCATCTAAGTCCTGTTCATAAAGAGATCATAGAGGACGAATTAGACAACAAATTAACTATTAGTAATCCAGATTTCACTCCCAGCAATAAAAATGGCATATATCAAGTAAGAAATTACATACATAATGAAATAGAAAAATTATCAATTTGGAAGCCTATACCAGAAAGAATTGCATCAAAGGCAATTAAGTTTGCAGAAGATATAATGCGTAAAGACTTCGATGAAGAAAAAGAAGGATCTAAAGATGATAAAGACCTAATTACAGACTTTAAAAGATTGAAAATTTCTCCTTCTGATTTTGAAGAAATGAAGGAATCTGTTATAGAATCTCTTCTACACGTTTTCACACAAACAAAAACGGATGTGCCAGTTGTACAAAAGTTCTATAAATCTTTGCTGCCAAATTGGGAGAAATATGGAGGAATAGGAATTATAGGATATGCCATCTCTTCTCTTCGAGAAAATGGTCGACAATTTTTGCCATTTATAAAACAAAAGAAGCAAGACTTCATACGAGAAAACAGCATTGGCACTCCGGAGTCAGAACTTCATCAAGGCTACAAGGGTTTGACACCACTAACGAACTCTGAGTACGCTAGGATTGCCAAAGACAAGGATGAGGTAGTTGAATCTTTTAACTATGTCATTGATACATTAGAAACTGGAAGTCCCTCTAAAAAATATTCCATGAAATTTGGGGTTAATTATGACAACTATATGCACAGGCAAAAAAGAAGGACAACAAATTAAATATATTTTTTTGTTTTTTCTTTTGATACCATTTTTTTTAATTTATTTTTTTATTTGTCTAACAATTCCTTTGATTAAATTTGGTAAAATTAAAAAAAATAAAGGAATAGTTTTTTTTGTTAGAAAAGACATCATACACGCAGACTATGTCTTTCCAGTAAACTTATGGGAAGAATTGGAAACAGAAAAAAAATATGTTGCTATAGGTTGGGGCGAAAGATCAATGTTCTTAGAAACACAAAAGTGGTCTGAAGTAAAATTAAATAATTTGCTAAAAGCTTTTTTTGGAATTAACAAGACGGTTGTAAGGATTGAATTTTTAGATAATATACCAAAAAACAACAAAAAGTTTGAATGCAACTCAGAGCAATTTGAAACAATTAAAAAACATATATTACAGTCATTTGATTTAAATAAACTTATATTAAAGAAAAAATCAGATTATCAAATAGGATCATATTATGAATCTGAACTTAATTATAACTTAATTTTAACTTGCAATAACTGGATTAATTTAGGTCTTAAAAAATGCAAATTATCGAATAGATTTTGGTGCCCTTTAAGCTTTTGGATTTGACAAAAGAAAAAAGCCCTTAATTTTTCAATTAAGGGCTTAAAAATGTTTAATTTTTTTTAATTATTATGCTACGGCTGCACTGAACGGAGTAGCTTCGGTACCAGTCTGAGTCAAGTAAGCTTTTACAACGAACAATCCAGCGGCAATGTCGAGTATTTCTACGCTGTCGCCTTTGTATCCACCTTGTGTGCTACCATCCATTGTGAACGTATCGCTTGTAGACGAGGTTGCCCATCCATTGCCTGGTTCTCCGTCGCCATCATCACCGAACGCCTGACCTTGAATTACGTCAGTAGCATTAGCGACCTGAATTTTATATGAATTCGATGTAACAGTAGTATCTACATAAAATTTATAACTATTGCCAGATCCAGATGCTTTTGGAAGCGTTGCAACAACGCCAGCAGCTCTTGTTAGCACTAGTGGTAAATTAGCGTGAGTTTCGGCTGTGATCGTCACAGTCGATGCACTTAGAACCACAGGTGCTGAAACTGCTAGCTTTTCTCTTGTTACTGCTTTTGCCGCTAAATTTGCGGTTACGATTTTATTACGAATAATTGGGTAAACAGATTCTATAGATCCATTTCCTGTACCCATTGTTGTTTGTGTGCTCATTTAAATTCCTTTTTAAAAAGTATGGGAACAAAATATTCCCTACATTGTATATATGCAAATTGAAATCATTTTTAAATTATCTATTTATTTTTTTCTTAAAATATGTTATATAGTGTTTTGCAATAACAGTTTACATCACAAAAGTAATAAATAACATGAATGGCAAAGGTTCCAAAAGAAGAAAAAAAATAGTTACTCAAGAAATTTGGGACGAAAATTGGACTAGGATTTTCAAAAAGGGAAAAAAAATGAGTCAAGGTATTAAAGTGTTAATAAATACAAAAGACGGAAACAACCATGATGTTTGTGATTATGGTTATATTGTCAGAAGAATGAACGCACAGCTATATGAAATTTGGTCAGAAACATATCAAGTTTCTATGCTTCTTTCGCCTGATGAGTTTACAGAAATTTAAGCGGCAGAAAACCACAAGCGGTTAATTTTGTGAAACAAATAATAAATTTAAAAAAAATTACTGAAATTAGTATGGCGTTAGCAGGCAGGAGTTTAACCAACAAAAGATGTAAACACTTTAGTTTTATTTTTAAAGGGAAAAGACTTTTATCAATAGGAATAAATAGTTCTAAAACTCATCCTGCTAATTTAAAATATAATTATAGAAACAAGCAGAATCATAATATTAGTGAGTTTGTTGGAACCCACTCGGAATTAAGTGCAGTGCTAAGATTAGGACTTGAAGACTGTTCTGGACTTACCATTGTGAACACACGTATAAATAGGAACAATAAGATAGATTATAGTTGTCCGTGCAGTGGATGCATGGAAATGATAAAGCAATTAGGATTTAAAAAAATAATTTTTTCCAATAAAGATCAAGGATTTTCTTCTAAAAGAATTTTTTAGACAACAAATTCCAATTGCTTTTACTCCAATCAATAAATTTTCTTTCTGCCGCAACGGGACCTACTTCACTTGTTTTACCAGTAGTTTGTAGTTCTAGTTCATGTGTTGCTTCATGTATTATTGTGGAGGCTATTTCTAATATCGCTTGTGGAGTGTCTCCAAGCTGTTTTAGTATTTTTTGTATGTTTACATGTATTGTATCAGAAGGTATTATCTGTTTTTCATCCAGATCAGGAAGATATTGTTTTAACACTGCATTTGGTAATGTTTGTAATTTTTTATCTAACATAATATCTTTAGGAAACAACAACTTCATTTTATCTAATACTTCTTTTCCTATAACCTTATTATTTTCAGATGACATATACATGCCATAGACTCCGGAAGATAGAGGAGCTATTGTACTTATATTGGTTAATAGTTTTTGATTTGTCATTTTATCATATAGCTGAACAATTTGCACAGATATTTTTGCTTTCTCGTATAGCACATCTATTTTAGATGAATCAACAAGTTCTGTTCCAACTGTTGTTTGTTCAAGCCATTTTGCAAAATGCATAGAATTCATTTCTTAGAAGCAGGTTTTACTGTTTTCTGTATAAGTTTTACAAATTCACTATCGCTTAGATATGTTTTAGGATTTTTTACTAGTTTTGCAACGAGTTCTTTTCCTTTTGGAGAGGACAAGTCATCCCATACTTTCTTTCTTGTACTAATATCATATTTAGAAAATACATCTCTTAGTGCGTCTACAATTGATACAACTGCTTTTGTTTTGTTACTAGAGTTCTCAGCTTCTTGTATAATCCAATCTTGAAATTTTTTCATTTTTTATTTTTCTTTCATATCATTTTCGTCAATATTTGGTTCTTAATATATATCTATATTTTGTTAAAATCTACCATTTAAAAATGGTAGAAGAAGATAGAAGAAAGTGAGCTTATTCGTCGTACGGGGCTTCATCCCCGCACGGTAACTCTTGATATTCGTCAGAGACGCTGTCAAACCACGGTGATAGGTCTGGAAGTATCACGATCAGTCATGAATTTGCAAAGCACTTTTATCTGAAATGAATATATTTTCACCAAAAGCAAGTTCGAACCAGATATTATATATTCCGGCATCGATTTCTGAGGTGTCTATAAAGTAGTAGGCGTACATTTTTTCACGAAATCCAACAAGTTGTCTGTCTACCAATAGTTTCAAGTCATTTTCTACTGGCACACAATCACCGCAAGCAGATTCTATTGACACTCTTAAATCTGCTACTATTGCTAAATTTTCGTAGTAGTTTTGTACATCTGATCCTCTCGGTACATTCGGTGTTACCTGTATTAGCAGATATCTTTTTGTACCTTTTCTTATTCTATTTGGTCTAAAGTTAAAATTAAAGTCATAAATTGGAGGCACAGAAGTTGTGAACCAAAGATCTGGATAGATTGTGAAGTTGTTGGTTATAGTTGCAACACAAGCTTCATTGTCTTCAAATTTAACAGTCCATTTGTCTACATAATTTCCAATAACATAATCCGGATCCAGTGCTGCAATTTCCAGCAAATATTGTCCAGCGGATTCATTCGTTACATTGTTCCCACTTATTGTTTCTATTAATCGAAGTCCATCTGGATTATCAACTGTTTTTTCTGCTGGATCTAAGAAATATATTTTAACTTCTTCTATTTCATTTACATTAACTTTGTTATTACTGTTATAGGTGAATAGCCTTAAGAAAATATTGTCTCCAACCGTTGGATTTTGGTATCTTTCTTTTGTCACTTCTTACTTCCTTTTTGACTGAGATTGTGCTTTTTTTCTAGAAGACTCCATAGCTGCATTCTCGCTTTCCTTTTGCTGAATAAACCTTTCGATCATCCATTTTCTCATGTTTATTGGCAAACGCATAGACTTTTCCATATCAAGGTGCAAGTGATATTGAAAGAAAAAAACTTCTTCCGCTAACCCTTTCCATAGTTCTAGGCTTGGCTGGGCCCCTTCTTGCGCCGTGGGAAGAAAAAACTTGCTTCCAGTGGCAGATCTATTTCAAATTCAGCATAACAGGAAGGACAAACAATTGATATATTGGTATCAACTCCAAACGGTGGTTCATTAATGACATTTCTTATATATGAAACGTCACTAATTGGCAAGCTTTTCAAAAGAATTTGAAGTTCATTTTTATTATCAATTCCATCAATTTCTTCTAATAGTGAAGCTGTTCTGAAAGTTAGAGTATCATCAGCAGCAGAATCACCGAAAGCCTTTACTCTTCGTTCTCTGTGGTCCGTAATATCTTGCTCATCTTTACCTGTTGAAAGTCTATAAGTAAAAGGAAGTTTTGTAGTTGGCAAAACGTCTTTAAGATTTGGTCCATATGTTTCTGGACATGATTCAACATAAAGTGCATTAAGATCTATCGTTGTAGAAAACTTTGCTTCACATTCGGGGCACTTAATTTCTACGTCATATTTTGGAGTGTATGAAATACCTCTTAAATAGATAAGAAGAAATGTTCTGTCGACTGAAAGCAAGTTTTCTGATTTGAATTGATTTCCTTCTTTTAGACATTTTTGGAATATCATATTAATTGCTTGACCTTTTCGAACAAATCTAGGAGTAGCCAAAATTTGTTCTTCTTCTCCGGTCATTGGTCTGATTGAAACAACTCCATTTGAAGGACCGTTATCTCCGTCATAAAATCGACCTTTAGACGGCAACTGTATTTCTTCATATACAGAGCTAGACCCTTTTATAATTTCTAAAAGATCTTTAAGATGCCCAGTACTGACTTCTTTCTTCTCAAAGCCTTTCATTTTTTGTTTTTGTTCTTTTTCCTCACCCATACTACTGAATCCAGATTTAGGCTCGGTGCTTTCTCCTCGCACTTCTTTTAGTGCCCTTGTGAATTCAGCAGGAATATTGCCTTTTATTTGAACGCCGCTTCCTCCTTCTGAAGGTTGGGATTCAGAAACTGGAGAGTATGATTCTTGTGTTTCGTTTGTCTCATTTGCTTCATTTTCTGACACATCTTTATTTGGTCTCTTTGGGCGAAAAGCTTCATCTGCCATTTTGGTCTCCTTAATGTTTATGCAATACTACTATGATAAGATAGTATCATGGAAATAAATTTAAAAAATGTTGAAGATTTGATTTTTTTTGACAAAAAGGCTCAAGCCGCTTTGCCTGACTTTAAGGATCTTTTCGACCAGTGGCATCTTGGACGAATGATTCCGGCTTTAAATGGCATTGGGAATAAAAGCATTTTTGACTTAATAAACTCTTTAGAAAGCAAGCATTTAGAGTCTTTAGAGCGGTATTTTGGAGAAAAGATTATTTTCAATAGAATAGAAACAGGTATAGTTAAAAATCATTCTATTAATTTGTCCGATAATTTATGTGGGTTCTCTGAATACAAGGATTTTTTTGCTTATCGGAATAAGAATGAAATATTCATATCTTTTTGGAGGTGAATATCAAGAAATATTTTCTTTTTTTATCATTTCTTTTTTAAGCAATACCTGACAAGCTTCTATCGCATCTTCTAAATCTTTTGGCTTACACTTTAAGACGCGGCAGGCTCCACTTTTATTGAGTCTACCTTTTTTTGTATATACCTTGCCATCATTTAAAAGAAAAGCGTCTACTAGATTTCCGTAACCATTATCTATTAGCTTTTGTATTAGTTCTTGATTTTCTAATTGATCAAACGGGTTGTTTTTCATTATATTTTATCCTATTTGGAGAGTATGTTATATTATTATAATAAAATAATAACTATGAATCAATAGTCAACAACAATATTTTGTTTTTTATAAATTCCTTTTTTACTAGTAATTTGTTTTTCTTGTATTTGCACAAAATCCAAGTATCTTTTTTTAAGTTCATTATAATTTCTGGCAGTTCTGTACATCTGTCTAAAATGATTTAATATACAAGTTGTCATATAATTAAACGCTTTGCCTTTTTGTGGGTCAAAACGGTCAATTTTTTCGAAACATATCATTACGCCTTCTTGTATTGCATCATCTTGATCTATTAGGTTAAATTTTGCATATCGAACAATGTTTTCAGAAAGAGTGTAAAACGCCATTGCCAACTGACGCTGCATTTCGACGTAATTTATACTAACAACCCCATAGGTTGATTCTGTTTGAACCCATAATGGTGGTTTTTTATATTTGCCTCTTTTTAATGTTCTTTCTTCTGTTTGCTTTATATCATCCATGAACAACTGATATTTAATCTTTTCTTTTTTTGAGTATTGAAAAGTTACGATTAGCTTCTCGAAAGATCTGTTATTAAGGTATTCATTTGACATTGAGTTTCTTTCTACAATCATCAAACTTTTCGTTTATATGATTTATTGTGTTGCTGCTAGAGTTTTCCTTCCAGCATTTTATTCTTTCAAGTGCTTCTTTTTTTGCATCAAAATACCACTTTCTAGCTTTTTTATAATATGTTTTATTATACAATTTTGAGCTTGTAAAACTACGAAAATGGTCTATATTTTCGTCTTTTTTCCTTTGAAAGTTTAATTCTTTGCCAATAATGTGCGGCACAATATTGTGTGTTCTGAGTATGTAGTTTCCCAGTATCTCCGTATCAGGCCACCCAGGACGCGATAACGAAGGAGAATAGTCTTTAATGTTATAATAGTTAGCCAATCTTCTTAGGCTCCAACCGAACCCAATTCTGTCCATTACAGGCATGTGATACATTGTGGCGGTATGAGATACCATTCCAACCCAATCTTCATGTTTTCTAGGGCTTATTTCATAGCCAACCACAGGAGATATCTTTTTACAAAGGTTAACAAGCTCAGCTAAAAAAGTTTTTTTTCGCATAAAGCAATCTGCATGTGTTGCAAAAAGATACTCGGTTCTACAGGCACTAAAAGCTAAGTCCATTGCAATTGCTGGGAAGTCTGATGGGTGTATAACTCCATTCAATCTTAATGCATGTACTTCTAAGTCATCTGATCTTAATTTCTCTATTTTCTTATATTCTTTATTGCAACTACCTGTGTCTACAATAATAATGTATGGTTTTTGTGTTTGTAGCCTTAAAAGCTCCACATTCAAAAGGATCTGTTCAGATGTGTCTAAACAAGGTATTACTGCTGTTATGGTGTATTCCCAAGGCTTTTTAATACAATTGCCTTTCCACGGTTCGCTTTGTTGCGACATGTTTCGTAGAGGTGCCAAATCTTTTTTAACTACCATTTAGCACCGCACTTGTTTATAAAAAATGCCAATATTGACTCTCTATTTTTGTTTTGCACAAGCTAATATAGTACAAAATTTGCATTTCTCCTTGATAAGAAATACCGTATTTTTTGATGTTCTTACTATGTTAAATAGTGAAAAATATATTAGTTCAATTAATTGAAAAGCCTAATGCTCCAAAATTTTATAGAGATTTATACAAATATTATAATGAAAAAAAAATGGAAAATGAAGCTATGGCAATACTAAACTTAATCAAAATTAAATTTGATCAAGACCTTGAAAAAAATGACAATAACGATTAACCTAGTAACCAAAAACAACGACCAGACAATTAAAAGTACTTTAGAATCTATTAAAGAATTAAAAGCAAAAATTTTAATTGGAGACTTAGGTTCAAAAGACAATACAATAAAAATATGTCGTCAATATGAGAACGCAGAAATAATTCCAATCTCGCTGAACAACAGCATGAGTATTGCAAAAAATCTACTTATTAAAAAATGTAAGACAGAATGGATGTTTTTTATTGATCCATGGGAAGTAATAATATCTGGATTAGAAGATATAAATTCATTGTCTAATTCCAAAGATAAAAATGCATATAATGTAAATTTTTTACAAAATGATCTTATAACAAAAGAGACTAGATTGTGGCACAAAGATAAAAATTTGCAATTTAAGAATCCTGTTTTTGAAACAGTGCCTAACGTAGGCTTAGAAACAGAAATATATCTAGTTTCAAATAACAATATCAAAAATCCACTAAAAATAGAATTACTAGATCAGTGGAGATCAAATAAGCCTTTATCTAATGAGCCACTATACTACTTATCTTGTGTGCATTTATCTAATAAAGAATGGGACAAGTTTTTAAATTTAGCTGATCTATACTTGTACAAGGAAGTGTCTGTTACAATGTCATTCATAATGACTCAGTACTATTGTGCTATGGTCAAATGCTACGTTAAGGAGCAACAAGACTACAATAAAGCAATAGGATATATATTAAACTGTATTGAGCACAAGCCTTTAATGGCAGAGTTTTGGTGTTTGCTTGGTGATATTTTTTATGCCGTTAGCGAATATGAAAAGTCTATATGTTTTTATGAAAATGCAATTATTCTAGGAAGTAAAAGGCTAAAGAGTGACGCATGGCCAATGGAAATATCAAAATATAAAGAATATCCAAATAAAATGATAAAAATTTGCAACAATTTAAAAAGTACTGTATGTAACTATATTAACGATACAAAAGAATAATTTGAAAAAAGGAAAATATGGTAAACTTAATTTTGTTCATAGTAAGTACAATTGGAATGACTCATATAATTGTTGATGGATCAATTCTGGAAAGATTTAGAATCTTTTTTAAAGAATGTTCTAAGAAGCTTTATGTTCCAACTTTAGGCAGCATAGTTGACTGCTACCTTTGCTCTGGCACTTGGTGCGGCTTTTTAATGGGTTATATTTGGATTTCTAAAGATCCATTAGAAGTTTTTGCCTGTGGTTGTGCAGGTGGATTTTTAGCTAATTTTGCTGCAACCGTTTCTAACTGGATCGAATCCGCTACCATAATGAATTTCCCAAATGAAAACGACCAATAAATATACAGTTTTTTGTCACAATTGTAATTTTAAGCAAATAATAATTCCATCAGAATTAAAAAATTTTGTTTGCATAAAATCCTCTATGATACAAAAAACTATACCTCAAATAGATCTATTGACTAAAAAGCTTATATCAAAAGAAACTAGTCAGCCAATAAAGGTCAAATGCCCAAAGTGTGGTTTTGCCATTAGACCAAAAATTATACCGAAAGAAAAACAAAATGACTAATTCAATTAGCCGACCAGTTTCTTTAATGGATGTTAAACAAGCTTTAAGAGACACAAGATTCAGAGAAAAACTACCAGATTCTTTTAAAGAAGAAATTCATAAATATCAACAAAATCCAGGATGTGCTTGTAACGTTCCTTTATACAAAAGAATAATGACAGAAGCGAAAGACGTTTTACAAAATTACTATCCGAATAAGTCTGTGGTTAGTTTAGAAGAAGATGCAAAAAAGTTAGCAGACAATAACTTTTCTGTGATTAATTGCCATATTAAAGATTTAGAAGAAAATCTTAAAAAGCTATCTATAGGAAGAAAACAAATAGCAATTTGTAGATATGAAGATCAGGTAACTGCTATTATAAATGAACTTGATTTCTTATACTAAAAAAATCATGCCTTTTTGAGATATGCCCTATCATATCTTAAAATTAGGTCGCACATAACTATGTCGCTACTCGCCATATCTAAATCTCCAAAGTCAATAGAGTTAGGCCACACATGATCGAAACCCCATTTTTCTATAACATTTCCACATCCATCATAAAGCTCTAATTCTGCATCATGCTTTTTGAAGTTTTCTCCTGATGTAGTAGGAACAACGTCTGCAAGGCAAGACGGAACATATGTGCCTTTTTCTGGATCATATAGTTTTTTTAACCATTCGAATATAGGATGTTCATTTTTTTTAAGGTCATATAATGTTAAGGCAACAGGTTTCCAATCGGGTTTTCCTGGATAATAAATAGTTTCTGTAAGATGCTGTGCTTCTATCTCTTTGAACGTAATAGTAGGTCTAGCTGATTTGTGTGGAGCTAAAGCATTAATCCCCTCAGCACTGATATCTTTTATTGTAAAAAGCCAACGAAATTTTCTTTTAAAACAGGTTGACTCATCATCTAGCCCAAGACCTTTAACTGCTCCGGGACCCATATCTTCTAATTTCATATTAATTTTTCTATTAGAGTATAAAACAAGAAACCTTGTACCTATTAGATAGTAATAAGTACAAGGTTCCTATTAAGTAATTATAAAATTTAGTTGCAGCCAGCACAGCATGGTTCTACTGTTCCGTTGCATCGTGGGGTGTATGTGACTTCACTGTAACGAAGAGTTAGTTCCAACGTTACTTCTTCCGAAGAAGAATAGTCTAATTCACCAAAATTCACTGCCTGTGGCCATACGTGGTTTAGCTCCCAGCTTTCAAGAGATGTACCACAGCCGTCATAAAGATCAATATAAGCAGTAGCTGCATATCCCTGTCCGCCGCCGCCTCTTTGACCTTTCTTAGAAGCTTGTGAATACGGAACCTGCTTGCCTGTGAAGTTAAAAGTCGTGGCAAGCCAACTGTAAAGAGCTGTCATGCCCTGTACGGTATCAGGACCAGCAATATCATAGAACGTGACCGTAATCGTTTCCCAGCTTGCTTTTCCTGGAATCCACATCTTGCTATTTAGAAAATTTATTTCAGTTTCTTCAATAGTTAGATTTGGTCTTGAGGCAAGCTTAACATAGAAAGGTGCAATGCGTCCGCCTGAGCAATTCGTCTTTAGCTCAAACGTCCACCTATATTTCCTCTTGAACACTACATTGTCTCCACCAAGTTGATCCATACCCATGTCGGTCAATTTGGCACCCGGTGCAAAAGCATTAGGCATAATTTAATTCTCCTTTTTTAACTATCTTTTTATTTTTTATAATCTTAGAATATCGCATCGGCGTTTTCTGTAAAGCTTCCTGTTCTGTGTATTGAGAACTCAATAAACATGAATTCGACTGCACGTGTTGGCTGCACGCCAATTTGTGCTCTAAATTCATTCCTGTCTATAACGTCTGGAGTATTTAGCTCCGCATCAGCCTTGACAAAGTAGTCTGTTAGTCCTCGTCCTCTTTTTACTTCTTCTAGTATGCCAACGCATATGGACACGAATGATTTTCGGAATATGTCGTCGTTTGGATCGAACAACAGTCCTCTGACAGCCACTCTAATTCTTTTTTCTAAGTAGAACATAAGCCGTCTAACGTTCACTCGGTCTAAAGCCGTAGGTCTACGCTGAAGTGTCTTTTGACCCCAAACTAAGAAGCCTTGTACGTCAACAAACTGCACAATAGGATTGATACAATTTCTGAATCCATACATCAAGTCTCTCTCGGCTAACGTGGGGCGATCATAAACATCCGTGATGCCAGGAACAATTCCACGATTTAAACCTGCTGGAGCAAACCAAGGCTTGCTAAGATAGTCACTTCTTGCAATTACAGCCAAGATTGAGCCGGATGGTGGAACCCAAACGTCTACGCGATTAAAGTTGTCTCTAATTTTCACCCAAGGCCAGTACATTGCACCAAAGTCTGAATCGAATCTGGTCAAGTTAAGTGGATGGGAACCATTTTGCCACGCTACTATTTCTTTAACAGTTAATCCGAATGGAGGATCAACGATAGCCAAGCAATCCATTCGAACGTTTTGGCAGAAGTCTAGCATAGCGGTTACGACTGATGTACTAGCATGGCCAGGAACAGCGATCAAATCGATATCAATTTGTTCTGGCTCACTAAGTACATAGAGTCCGGTGCTTCCTACGGCAGATCCGATGAGCAGCTCATCTTGTAAATCTGGATCCGATGGAATACCGTCCGAACCACCAACAAGGTCATAAGTTCCAACAAGTGGCTGAGCTAAAACGTCTGTATTGTCTACAACTCGAATATAGTCAGACACTAAAGAAAGGTATGTTTCAACATAATATGAACTTTGATCATTCTTTGTTAGCATTCCCCATGCTTCAACTTGAACACCATTGTTATAAACTTCTAATATAAAGTGATTCTCACGAGCATCGTTTTTAACAACAACTTGCGTTTGATTTCCATCGATACCAGCAGACTCAGCAGAAAGACTAAATGTAATTTCATCTGTTGTGTTTTCTGCTCCTGTTACAACACCAAAAGCTGCTGTACCTGCAACGTCATCGGATGCCCCCTCTGGGCTAAGTCCGTGACCAGTAAGTGTAGATAAACCAAAGAATTGTTCTCCAGTGCTTGATTTTCTAACTCTAATTCTAGCGTCCGCTCCAATGCTTAACGTTGAGAACACCAAAGAGTTTGCATCTTCTGAAGCTACCCAGCCACCAGGAAGTTCGCCGCCTTCTTCATATCTCAGTGCATTTATAGCAATCACAATATCAGCAATAGCTGTAATCGGAGTGCCAGATAACTCTAACGCTGTGTTTAAATCTATTAGTTGTATAACACCATCAATTGTTACATTATCTGTTCCATCTAATATTAAACTTAAATTCCAAGTTCCAGATGATGGTATTGTGTACACACCAGCCGATCCACCAGCAGGATATTTCGTAAGTGTTCCTGCTGCCTGACCTGCTGTCATGCCAGTACCCAATCCAATAATTTGATATATATCATTTTGAACAGATACTATTTCAAGCGAAGAAGCTGGACCATAAGCCCATATTGCTCTGACGCCTATTTCACTCTCATCATCCGTCTCATCGAGAAGATAAAACTCTATGCCATCATTTTCTGCATCTAGTTGTAAATTCAATTCGTCTATAACTTCTTGTGATGTTTTGTCTGTTACACTCGATTCAACCATAAGAGTTTTTGGATTTAGTATGCCATTGAGCTTGTATCGAAAGAAGTATGCTTCTACCTCTATTGAGGCATCTACATAAGGATTTGGGTCAAAAGTATGTGAAGTACCAGTTATGGCGGATTCCAGTTTTGCTACGGTTCCGGCTGCTGGAACATCAACAGCAGCTATTTCTGCCTGCTCATCACTAACAGGATCTTCGTCGCCAACTCTCACAACAAAAAGTTCGTTTGCAACTAAAAGATACTGCTGTGCAGCATATATGAGGTACGGATCACCCACATCTGGGTGTGGATTACCGAATACAGTTGTAAGTTGTCTGGATGTATTGATTAGTATCGGAAGATTGAAAGGACCTTTAGATGCAAATCCAATCAAGCCAGCACGATGAAAACTTTGTTCGGCTGGTACAAAACTTAAATCTTTTTCTGCTATTCTTATGCTTGGGCTTATTGTATTGGAAGGTGGAAAACCTCTTAAAATCGCCATAGTCTATTCTCCCTTGTTTACGTTTGTTGTGTTTCTTATGGAAATCAATCCATTTTTCTCTGCTCTATCTATGTATTCTGTTGTTCTTTCTTCATCCAGAAGAAAAATATTTTTTCCGGATCCAATTCCTGGTATGTTTAGCGTCGTAAAAGAGTGTGGTGCTCTTCTAGATTTTACAACTAATTGTACTGGGAATTTATTTCTATTTCTTATTTCTAACAATCTAACTCCTCCACGGCTTCTTCTATTTGGGTAAGTACTTCGTTTATCTGACTTTCTTGTGTAACATTTATAACATCAACTCTTGCCTTAAGTACTGCTTTCTTTCTTGTTATTGGTTGTGATATATAGGACTTTGCCAACACATTAAATTCATATTTAATTACTTTAATTGCACTATCTCCGGGCTCTTGGTCTATGTTGTTGGCAATGCTTTCTATTGTTACAATTATTTCCCAAGGTATTCCAGTTACTTTTATATATGCAGCTAAACTAAATTTTGTTAAAATTTGTTCAATAATTTGATTCATATCTTCTTTGTACATTGTCCAAGCTGTAATTGTATATCCTATATTGATAGGTATTCCCTTAGAAATGCCGAAAATCGTATCTCTTTGGTACTTTTCTTTTATAGCATATCCAGGCTTTCCATCGTCTGGGCGGCTAAAATAATTGAGAGCTTGATGATACGTATATCGATCCACATCATAGTCGATGCTGGTTTGTGTGATTGCCATCATAGGTAATTTTATTCGATCAACTACGAGAGTTTCATCTTTTCTAACATTATCTTGTATAATAGCTGCGACGGCTTTTTCAGGTGTTCCTAGAATAACTGGTATAGGCCATGCTTTTCCATCTTCGTCAATTACAACAACATCTCGAAACATATCAAGAATGGCTTCATCTGTTCCTCTTATTGATTTTGAGTATCTGTAGATTACTGTTCTGTCTGGATTTTCTAAGTCATTTACAATGTGCCCGCGCGTAATAGGATCACAGTCCACTTTAGAACCAAACCCTGTTTTTTTCATCGTTTGATCTTTTAGCCAGTTTAAAGTAGAGTCATTTGGTTCACGAAGGCTATCGGACTTATCTGTAGAGCAATATGCTGCGGAGTCTAGATTCACATTTCCTTGTGGTCCTTTTTCGTTACACTCCACATAGTTTTTTTGATTATGATTTGGGTTGCTTGTCATTTTTTTCTCTCTACATATGTAGTAATATTTTTAAAAATCAAAAGACGGCTGATTTTGTGACGGCACAGATTTTAATATCCATCCACCAACTTTCTGTTCCTTATCTTGTACTTTCCACCATCTTTTGTCTCCATTCTTTGGATATAAAATAGATCCTTCTCCAAAACTAGAGTCTGTCCACAGCTCCATAAATAAATCGTTTTGCGTAAGAATTACTGCTTCAAAAGAAGTTGGTTTTTCATATTGAATTGTTTTATAAACATCTCCGTAAAGATCATCCTTTTTCTCTCGAATGATAGCAGGAAGACAATAAATGAATGTTTTTTCTATTGATGGCTTTAATTCTTGTTCTTTTTTATTTACTTTTATATTTTCTTTTTTAAATTCATTCTCATTTATTTTTGATGAATCTAATTCATCCAAAAAAATAGCACCTTGATTTTTTTCTTGTAATTCAAAATCTGATCCCATTGGCATGACCATTGTTCCATCTTCTTTGAATTCTGGTTTCCAAGTCATATTGTGGACAGAGAAGGCAGACCAAATATTTTGCTCTTTCATCGCAGGATTAGGTGCTATAAGTTTATAAACCGATCCATCTTTGTGGTAGAGCGTCATGTGTCTTTTCGAAATTATTTAATTTTTTCCAAAAAATGTTGGGCTGAATATATATTAGAAGAAGACATAATAATTTAAAAAAATATACAAAGGGAAATATGGTTTTAGTTGTACCTGACAGTGCAGATGTTTTAATGTTAAAATTCATTTTAAACAACATTACAACCACTGGATCTGCTCCTGTATCTGGTGGAGATAGAAGATTAAGATTGTTTACCAATGATATAATACCATATAAGTCTACTATATTGGGCGATCTCGTTGAAGCAAGCAACACAGGATACGCAGCTATACCTTTGGTTGGCACGAGTTGGGTGGTTTCCACAACAGATGCCCCTCATATTATATCATGTGGAAATCTACAACGAACTAGCCATTTAGTTCAAAACGAGGTTTCTAATGTTGATGTTGGAGCGGTTGAACCATTACCAGCAACTTATTACTCTGTATATACTCATTCTGATAATATTCCAATTTTAGAAGGAACAATTAGCGGGACAGTTTACAGTGCATCTGTAGCCATACAAACTTTTGTTGTTTCTTGTGCTGGAGTCTTTACATTCACAGACATTGGATCTCCAGCCGTAAAATGTAAAACTTCTGGATCAAGTGTAAACAATGTCACAGGAGTTATTACTTTGGCGTGGATTGGAATGCCAGCCGCTAATTATATCACGTTCAATTATGAATATGATGCGTGTCATAAGAAGACAACAGCTTCTTATTCTATTCAAACCTTTTCTATGACCCAAGCTGCCGATGTATATGGTTATTATATAACTAATGTAGGCGGAACGCAACTTTTGTGGGCAGAGAGATTTCCGCATGCACCATTTATCATACCGAATTGGGGTGGAAATATAACAGTCACATTAAACTTTACATTGGATTGAAATATGGCATTATTAAATTCTGATGGTACTCCATACAAACTTCAAGGTAGCGTACAGCAGTTTGATCCAAATAATCCAATGTTTGACCTTTTTAATCTGTGGGATCAAGAATCAATAAAAAGAGGTGGATCACCAATATTTTATTATGAAGTTATAATACGACCAGATATGATTGACCCGATATATTTGGAAGCAAGAAACAAGTTGTTTTCAAACAATCCGATACAGTTTTGGTGCAATTATGAGCCAATTTCTTCGCAAAATGTTTTAAATCAATTTGGAATAGATGCACCGGATGAAATGCGGTTTGAATTAAACTATAGGTCTGTTTTGAAAGGTCTGGGTCATCCTCCGAAAATAGGATCTAGACTTTTTACTCCGCACCTTCAAGAGAATTGGGTTATTGTTCAAAGAAATTTAAGTGAATTTAAAATGTGGGGAGTTCTTAGAGTTGAATTAATCTGTCAAAGATTCCAAGAAGATGTTGTGACAGGGGATGGAAAAGTTACTCAGAAACAACCAGATCTAAAAATTAAAATAATATAAATATTACAAAATTTCAATTTGATATATTTCGTGATTCATATTAATTATTTTATGTACTTTTTTAAAAAAACATAATGGAATAGAAGGCTTCTTAAAAGATCCAATTGCTTTTGCTAAAAAAACATGTGTTCTAGTGTCTCTTTTTTTTATCTTAAAAGCCTTCATTTTTTTTCTTTATTTTTTTTCTTTATTTTTAACTTACATTTGTAAAGAACTGTCGGTTTCTTTTTTTTCTGTATATCGTTTAAAAAATTTTTCATTCCGTCATAACCACTTTTACCTACAATAGTAGAAAGTTGTTTGTATTTGTCACTAAACTTATTACCTGAGTTATCTTTCCACTGATTTTTGGCAACCTTATTAAGATTACTTTCTAGTGTGTTATCTAATGTTGTTCTTTCTACTTTTTCTTCATGTGTCATTTCTTCGATATCGTATGAAACTTTTCTTGGAATTACTAAAGCCTGTCCATACGGCTCTGCTTTTCTAAAAATTATTTCTTGATTTACTTTGGGAGCCTTAAAAACTACAAAAAATATTTTTGGCCACCAGTTCGTTTGTATGTGTCCAGGAAGACAACAAGGAACAGTTCCAGAGCAATCTGTGTAAAATCTTGGATGCGGCTCAGTTCTTAAAACATAGCCTTCTGGCACCTTTATATCTAATGATGATGTCATACCAAAGTAACCAGATGCAAAAGCCACAAATGGAGGCAATTTGATGTCTGGGCACTGTTTATTTTCTTCTTCAAAATCGCCATCAAATACAATCGATCCGTTTATATTTCTAACGTGACATTCTGTGTCAAAAGGATAACATAATTCAATTCCATAAGTAGATCCTTCAACAAAAGGAGGACAATGCCATGGTTGAGGTTCTGATCCATTACTATGACTATTGGGATTTCCAGCCCATCCTGGTATGTCAAGTTTTATCTGTTTTGGTACCCCACCTTTAAACCACGACCTATATTTTATTTTTATAATTTCCATTTTAAAAGCATTCCTGTGAAACCATGCTTCGTCATTTACAATTCTTGATTATATTGTATTTGATTTGGCGGGTCAACTGTTTGGCTACAGATAGCCTATGTGCGAGTCTTTTCGGCAACAATAGTTGCCGTAAGTCCAAGTTGAGTTAATTGTTCTTTATGATCTTGCACCGACTTCATGTAAGCTGTTTCGTAAACATCTGTAACCAGAGTAAAGAAGCTTTTCATGTCGCTCTCATTCGCAAGCATTGTTCCAAGTCGATCTATAATTTGCTCGTTTTTATAATATTTTTCTTTTATCAATTCAAACATTACTTTTTTTATATAGTTGCCATTCAAGTTGTTGAATTGATTCATCCAGTTCATTGTTTTACATTTCTGTTTGTTTTTTTACAATTTCGATAGCTTTTTTTATTTTTAATTCTTCTTCTTTTCCTATAATTTCACGCTCCAACATTCGTTTTAGATGTGATATTAGATTAGATCCAGTTTCTTCTATTTCTATTTCTTTTTTATGATGGAAAAATTTTCTGAAATTAAAGTCAGGAGAAATTATTTTATTTATAAGGGATAGTTCATTTTCTGAGTGTTTTGTAGTTTCTTCTGGTGCAGTTTTTGTAGGTTCTTCTGGTGCAGTTTGTTCGGGTTCAGTTTTAATAGTTTTTTCTGATGCAGGTTGTTTTGCTTTTCTTGGAACAGCACGGAAACGTTTTTCCGTTTTTGTTGGTGTCGGAGTCTGTTCTACCGAAGGACCGATATCCTCTACATCTTTTGATGTTATAATATCATATAAATTCATTTTTAGTTTTTCGGCGGATGATTTAATTAGTTGAACAATTCTTAATTTTTCTGCTCCTTGTGGAACATCTTCATTTAGCTGATTTAACTGATCCTCTATTTTTTTTACTATTGATCTTATCTCATAATATTGTTTTAGATTTAAAAAAGAGGGATTAAAAGATTCTTGTGCACCCAACTCATCGCCAAATCTATTTTTCCAATAATAAGGATTATTAGTGTTTGTTCTTCCTCCGTGCCATATATTAGATACAGACCCTTTGAATCGATCCCAAAGTCCACGTTTTAGAGCTGGGTTCATCGGCTCACTAACTAAACTTCTAATAAGATCAGAAACCCAAGAATCTACTGCTGCACTAATTTCATTAGAAAGCTCTTTTCCATTATGTTCTTCTCTAAATTTTTTAAGAATTTCATTGTTCGCTAACATATTCTCCTATCTTCTTTAGTGACATTAAGCAGGAATCAAAACAGTGAAAATCACTGGAGATATAATCTAGAGCTAAGTCATTAAATTTATCGTTATGATCGGATGATTCTTCTACTTCAAAATAAATAGATTTGTTCTTTTTGCCTAGCACTCTGTATTTATGCATAAGAACATAGGCAGCGGCTCCTAGGTCTGTGACAAATCGATTGCCCTTAGAATCAAAGTTATACTCTCCTATTTTTTTAAGTGACATGATACAAGAATCAAATCTATGGAATTCGCTTGAAAGGTAGTCTAGCGTTAATTGATCAAACAATTCAGCAGTGTGCTTTTCGTCTATTAAGAAGTAAATATCTCTTCCTTTTCTCCCAATAACACGAAATTTTTGCATTAAAATATAAGCTGCTGCTCCTAAGTCTCCAATAGTTTTATAGTTTTTTTTCATTTTTTATTTTTGTTTTTACTTTACGGCTTCAGCAGCTATTAGACACCCTCTTGCCACAGAATACAAGGGGTCTTCTGGTTTTATTATTGAGCCAATTTTTATAGGTAGCTGTGTTTGTTCAATTACATCTTTAAATAATTCTGTAAATCCGTTTGGAGAAGAAGTACCACCAGCAATTACTATATCAATAGGAGCATCGGATCTAACTGTTTTAGAAATATCTGCAAAACCTTTTTTAATGCCACCAACGGTGTGCTCTATCATTAGTTTATATTGTGTACTTATTGCTCTTTGAATAAGATTCGTTGGAGGAACAGTAAGATCTATTTTTGTTTTTTCAATATTTATGTAAGCAATTGTCTCACCAGTTGCTTTTGCAGCCTGTTTGTCTATCCAATCTCCTGAGTTAACAATAGAAAAAGCAAACACTGGGTTGCCATACATAGCATAACAAACGTTCACCATTCCGCTTCCAAATGAGATTCCGATGCCAGTAAATGCTTTTCCTCCTAATTCCGCATACACTAAAGCTAAAGCCTCGTTAATTGGGTGTGCATCAACACGATATCCAGTTTCACTCTTATAAGCTTTAAATATTGCTTCTAGTATTCTTTGGTGATAGTCAGCATCAGTATCTTGGTTTATTGCATTTGCTGGAATACAGTAATAAAGAATCTCTCCATCTTTTTTAACATTGTTAATCAAACTGTGAATCATAATAGAAAGTATTTGAAAAGCATCTTTTTCTTTTGGGTTTACACACCCGTGAATCATTGGGCGTTTTAGTTCTACTTGGCTCATCGTATACGCCATGTTCACGGATGCTTCTCCTAAAGCATATGCAATATTGTCCCGTTCTATCAGTGGCACTCCAGCACTCTTCATCATGTTAAAAACGAATCTGTTTTCAAGTGGAATTTCTAGAAATGCATTCACTTCTCTTTTATAAGAGAATTCCCCTTTGCTTGTTCTATTGCAACACACTAAATTATATGTACCAGCGTCAAATCCTACTGCCATTGTGTTTTATCCTTTACTTTGTACTTCTACTACTAATGCCGTACTTCATTATAACTATACACTTGTTATTTTCCAAATTCTATTTTAGATCCTTCTTCAAAACTTGGTATTTCCCAAGCAAAATCTTCTTCTTTTTTAATTTTTTTCTCTAATTCTGTTTCTATTGATTTTCTTTCTATACCTTGTGATAACAAACCTTCTGTATTCATATTGATATTGATATCTAACGTCAGCGATACCTGTATTTCGCCTTCTTTTGTTATTATTTTTACATTTCCTGGTTTAATTAAAGACGCCACAATACCACCTTTAAATTATAAAGTTGTTCATTCTATTTAGTGGAATATGTGCTTTTTTTAAACTAAAAACTTTCGCAAAAACAGCATATATCCATAATTAGCTTGTAGGAACACTTCGGACAGAAATGATTGTTTGAACGGATGAACTGCTACCACTGCTATTGCTTAATTCAAGCTTGGTAATTGTTATATCTCCATAATTAAAAACTTGAGTATTACCACTTTCCAAAGAAAAAACAGCGTTTGCTATACCATTAATTCTAATTGAAACATCTCCGGTGCCTATATTGTGGATTTGAACAAATTGAGCAGGACCGCCGTTGTCGCCAAGTATATCAATAAGATTATCATCATAAGTTGAATCATCATCAACAGTTAAGGAATATACTCTTGGAAAATTGTTTTCCTCAGGTATATCACTGTATACAGAGCCATCATCAGTTACTACTGCTATAAATGCGTCTTGTTGAGATACTTGTGGATAAGAAAAGCGTTTCCAGTAATTGCAGTCTGTGAATGTCTCTCCATCTTTTAAATTTCGATAAATTCTTCCTGGCCCTGACACATATATCGTTCTTTGCACAGAAGGATCCATTTGAGCGTATGGCGATAAAACAGAAGGGTTTAAATCCAAACTACCTTGGCTTACGTTATTTAGAACTACTCGGAATACACTCATTTGTTACTTTCTATTATGCAAATATTACATTATATATATATTGATTATTTGATTGTTTGGAAATAATTTTTTAAATAAATTCTCCCCGATTCCAGTAGGCACTAAAATAGTTTGCATGCCAGTAGAAGCCGCTTTATATAAATATTCATTTTCAACACCAAATACAGCATCAAATTCATTATAATCTATTGGATTAATATCCACAGAATATTCATTGCTTTCAATTATTTCAATAGCTTTCTTTATTTGCGAACCAGTAAGAGATTTTGTTGGAAAGCAACCGTTTGTTAGAAGAGCACATCTTTTTAAATGGTTTTTACCTGTATTTTTAAGAGTGATATCACATGAAAAATTAGGGAAATTTGTCAAAGCAATACTTTGGAATTCTATGTCAGATTCGACCATAAGATTTTCCACAGGGTGAAAATCTATATTATCTGAAATTTCTTTTACATAGGACAAGCTATTTTTATTGTTTATTAATTCTGTTCTAGAAAAAACTTTTTTTTCATACTTAAGAACATGAATTGAATCATCTTGGCATGCTATATACATCTGAAGACCGGGAAAAGAGGATTCTATTGTTGGTCTTAATAAAGACAATTGAACAAGATATTCTCTGTTATTTCCATAATAAGCAACACAAAAATTATTCTTTATTTTAACGTAGTTAGGCAGTGTAATCATTCAAAAAATTCCTTACGATCAAGCCTTAGTTGGCACGGATGCTATTAAGGCATTTACAAAACAATTTGGATCAATGGACGATCATATAAATAGAATTATTTTAGAAGAAGTTCTAAAATTATTGCTAAATTACAAAGAAGGCGAAAATGGTTGAACTTTATCTTTATCTTACAAAAAGAGATAAAAAAGGAATGAGAATAATTGCAAAGTTCTTGTCAAAAGAACAATCTGCGATTAGAATCACAGAAGATAATATAACAAATCTTTCAATTCCAATCAATATATTAAATGATATCAACAAAAAAATTTATGATTCTAGAATGATGTGGGAAGTTTGGGCAGAATCCTCAGACAGCTATGTATCTCTTAAAAAATTACTTAAAAAAAGAGGATACAAAAATATACCAATGAGTGCACAACCGGAAATTATGACGTTAACAATTGAATTAGATAACCGGTTAGAAAATAAAAAGCCTATGATTCAAAAACTAGCTGATCACAACATGTAATTTATTTAATTCTATTTTACCATTATTGGTTTCTATTGTTACAATATTACCAAACTTTTCTGTTACGATGCCTCCATTTATTCGGAAGTCTTTTAATACTTTGCGTGCATCGCCTTCAATTACTTCAGCTATTAGAGAAAGTTTTTTTGTTGATTCTTTTAATTCTACTTTGCAACCAACAATAGAATCTTTTTCTTCTTTTGAATGGGATATCCATTTTTTAAAATCACTAAAATTAAAATTAAACGGATCGTTGCTCATAGTTTAGTTTTCAAAAAAATCTATTATTTTGTCTTCATCTATATAAGCAGCAAATTCATGTTTTATTCCACTTGAACAATCTGCAACCTTAATTTCATAGTTTTTTTCTTGTGAAAGCCAGAATAAATTACTTCCTATTAAGTTGCTAGCAATTTTTTGCTGCGGATACATCCATAAGTTGTTTTCAAGTTTATCGGCTCCAGGACGTTCCTCTTTAAATGAACTATCGCAACATAAAAGAAGCAGTTTTTCTACTCCAAATTTGTATGATAAACCAATTGACGCACATACGGGATTTCTATAATCGTCTATTTGCCATAGTGCCTCTTTTTTCCAAGAACCCTCATATTCTGACTCTTCCACAGGGCTATATCGGTACTTTATTCCGTTGTATTTGTTAAGAAACATAAAGTTTGTCCTTGTTGCCGCAATACAACGGGGTAATGGTCTATTTGTTCTAGGAAGATAAGACATACACTCATCATAAGGATTGTTTACAACATAATATGATAAGTTTCTTTGACACTGCCACTTTTTAAGACTTCCATTGACTCCTATTATAACAATATCTTTTGGCAAATTATCTAAAATTTTATGCTTTTCTTTAAAGTTAAATCCGTCAGAAACAATGATGATATTTGGGTGATAAATAGGGTTTGAATCTATCCATGTATATTTTTCTAATTGATTTTTAAACTCATTCGTTAGAAAAAGAAAATGATCTTTTGCTTGAATTGTCTTGTTTATGTCCGAATAAGGAACATTATCCTTAGTAAAGTTTCTAACCCACATATTATCAGAAGTTAATATGTACTCATTACCATTTTTGTTTTTTTTAATTCTCATTACATGCTCGTATATTACAAAACCGCAATAATTCAAGTTCATTTAGCACATGGAACAATAGCAACGCACTGTGCGTTTCCATTCTCGCCTGTAATTCTTCCAATATCTAAACTTATTTTTACGTCAATTGGAGAACCTTTATAAACTAGTTCTACTTCTGGTTTATCTGGAAGCACCAACTTAATTTCTGACGGTGCACCAATAAGTTCAATAACAGAAGGTATTCCAACAACTTGAATTTTATCGGGTATACCAGATGCATCAATTTTTATAGATGGGAAATAATCCGGTACCTGTAAAGGTATGAATTTTGGCAAACTACTAGAATCTATTGCTATGGAATCAGGAAGATTACTTACTAATTCTATTGTGCTAGGCATATTCAATACAAACATTTTTATTTCAGAAGGAATTGGTATCTCTGGGGATATAATTCTAATATCCGGTATTTCTGGAGATAACACTTTAATCATAACGGGTATGTCATGAACAACTCTAATGTCTGGAACTTCTGGAAACTTAACTATTATTTCAGATGGGATACTAAAGTCCCCCATGCTTACTTCAATAGAATCAGAATCTTGATCTTGATCTCTTGCTCTCATGCCGCCACCGCCGGGACTCGGACATTCTATAGACACGGTGCAGCTAAGCGTAGGAACAGAACCCCAATTTATACTTATTGTAGGTGCCGCTCCAAAGCCAATAGCAGAAAAAGTTGGTGCATTACCAAAATTAATTAAGGATGGCAACCACTCTCCACTTGTCCCCTTAGGCATAGGACCAAATTGAATTAAAGAAGGTAACCACTCTCCATTTAGCCCCTTAGGCATAGGACCAAACTGAATTAAAGAAGGCAACCACTCTCCATTTAGCCCTTTAGGCATCGGACCAAAACTAATTAAAGATGGTAGACCGGTCGGCATCGGACCAAAACTAATTGTAGATGGCAAACCAGTCGGCATCGGACCAAAACTAATTGTAGATGGTAACCCTGTCGGCATAGGACCAAAACTAATTAAAGAAGGTAACCCTGTCGGCATAGGACCAAAACTAATTAAAGAAGGTAGACCTGTTGGCATAGGACCAAAACTAATTGTAGATGGTAGACCTGTTGGCATAGGACCAAATTCAATTAATGTAGTTCCAGTCGGTATCGGACCAAATTCAATTAATGTAGTTCCAGTAGGTATCGGACCAAATTCAATTAATGTAGTTCCAGTAGGTATCGGACCAAATTCAATTAACGTTGTTCCAGTCGGTATTGGACCAAATTCAATTAACGTAGTTCCAGTCGGTATAGGACCAAAACTAATTAATGTAGTTCCAATCGGTATCGGACCAAAACTAATTAAAGATGGTAGCCCTGTAGGTATCGGACCAAAACTAATTAACGTAGTTCCAGTCGGTATCGGACCAAAACTAATTAATGTAGTTCCAGTCGGTATCGGACCAAAGTTAATTAAAGATGGTAAACCTGTCGGCATCGGACCAAAACTAATTATAGAGGGGAGCCCAGTCGGCATCGGACCAAAGCTAATTAACGTGGTGCCAGTCGGTATAGGACCAAAGTTAATTAACGTAGTTCCAGTTGGTATCGGACCAAAGTTAATTAACGTAGTTCCAGTTGGTATCGGACCAAATTCAATTAACGTGGTTCCAATCGGAATCGGACCAAATTCAATTAACGTTGTTACATTCGGAATCGGACCAAAGTTAATTAATGTAGGCAGGCATACTTGTATGTCTATGTAAAGATTCGGCAAAGGACCAAAACTAATTAAAGTTGGCAGACCTGTCGGCATAGGACCAAAACTAATTATAGATGGAAGTCCAGTTGGTATAGGACCAAAGCTAATTAAAGTGGTTCCAGTCGGTATAGGACCAAAGTTAATTAAAGTAGTTCCAGTTGGTATCGGACCAAAGTTAATTAAAGTAGTTCCAGTTGGTATCGGACCAAAGTTAATTAACGTGGTTCCAATTGGTATAGGACCAAATTCAATTAAAGTAGTTCCAATTGGTATAGGACCAAAATTAATTAATGTAGGCAGACAAACTTGTATGTCTATGTAAAGATTTGGCAAAGGACCAAATTCAATTAAAGTTGGTAGACCTGTTGGCAAAGGACCAAAACTAATTATAGATGGCAATCCAGTTGGTATCGGACCAAAATTAATTAACGTAGTCCCAAATGGTATCGGACCAAATTCAATTAACGTAGTTCCAGTCGGTATAGGACCAAAGTTAATTAATGTAGGCAGGCAAACTTGTATGTCTATGTAAAGATTTGGCAAAGGACCAAATTCAATTAAAGTTGGCAGACCTGTCGGTATAGGTCCAAATTCAATCGAAGACGGTAGCCCCATTGGGATCGGACCAAACTCAATTAAAGTAGTTCCAGTCGGTATAGGACCAAAACTAATTAAAGTAGTACCAATTGGTATAGGACCAAAGTTAATTAACGTAGTTCCAGTCGGTATCGGACCAAAGTTAATTAATGTAGGCAAACATACTTGTATATCTATATAAAGATTAGGTAAAGGACCAAATTCAATTAAAGTTGGTACTGTTGGCATAGGACCAAAACTAATTAACGATGTTCCAATCGGTATAGGACCAAAACTAATTAAAGTAGTTCCAGTCGGTATAGGACCGAAATTAATCAACGTAGGCAAACCAGTTGGTATAGGACCAAAACTAATTAAAGAAGGCAGACCAGTCGGTATAGGACCAAAACTAATTAAAGAAAGCAGACCAGTCGGTATAGGACCGAAATTAATCAATGATGGAATGTTTGCAGGTCCAAATTCAATCTTTGAAGGCATACAAACTTGTATGTCTACTGTTACCGTTGGTACAGCACCAAAATTAATTAACGTTGGCACTGTAGGAGTAGGACCGAAGTTAATCGCTGATGGTACTGTAGGAATAGGACCAAAGTTAATCACGGACGGTATGTTTACAGGACCGAAATTAATAACCGATGGTATGTTTACAGGAGAGAATTCAATCTTTGAAGGCATACAAACTTGTATGTCCACAGTCACCGTTGGAACAGCACCAAAATTAATCAATGTTGGTACTGTAGGAATAGGACCAAAGTTAATCACGGACGGTATATTTACAGGACCGAAATTAATAACCGATGGTATGTTTACAGGAGAGAATTCAATCTTTGAGGGCATACAAACTTGTATGTCTACGGTAACCGTTGGTACAGCACCAAAATTAATTAACGTTGGCACTGTAGGAGTAGGACCGAAGTTAATCACTGATGGTACGTTTACAGGACCGAAACTAATAACCGATGGTATGTTTACAGGAGAGAATTCAATCTTTGAAGGCATACAAACTTGTATGTCCACAGTCACCGTTGGTACAGCACCAAAATTAATCAATGTTGGTACTGTAGGAATAGGACCAAAGTTAATCACTGACGGTATGTTTATAGGACCGAAACTAATAACCGATGGTATGGTTACAGGAGAGAATTCAATCTTTGAAGGCATACAAACTTGTATGTCTACTGTCACGGTTGGCACAGCACCAAAGCTAATCAATGTTGGTATGTTTAAAGGTACAGGTCCG